CTGCGGTGAAATTCGAGGTCTCACCGCAGTTGAAGCTTACATAATCGACCTCGCAAAACACTTGGAGTATTCAGATGACTGAACTAGCCATCGCTACAGAAAGCGGTGAAGTGTCAACACTGCCACAAACCGCAGAAGAGAAGGCAACTCAACTCCCCGACCCGTCGGGGTACCACATATTAGTTGCCATTCCTGAAATAGAAGAGAAGTATGACAGTGGCCTAATTAAAGCAGGCCAGACCGTACATTACGAGGAAGTCCTTAGCACGGTCTTCTTTGTCGTGAAACTCGGACCAGACTGTTATAAAGACGACAAGAGATTCCCCGGTGGCCCTTGGTGCAAAGAGGGTGACTTTGTCTTGGCTCGTCCAAACAGCGGCACCAGACTGAAGATTCATGGACGGGAGTTCCGTCTAATTAATGATGACTCTGTCGAGGCCGTAGTCCAAGACCCACGCGGTATTTCACGAGCATAAGGAGACAGACATGCCTATGGAACAAACTGAGTATAAGTTCCCCGACGAGCTTGAGAACGAGACTACGACAGCGGAAGCTGAAGATGAGGACGAGCTTCTTGTTGAGATCGAGGACGATACCCCTGAAGAAGACCGTGGTAAGGAACCACTTCCTGCCGATATTGTTAACTCTTTGGAAAAACCGGAGGATGGCGGGGAGTACCCCGAAGAGGTAGTCAGCCGGTTTAAACAGTATAAGAAGGCTTGGCACGATGAGCGCCGGGAGAAGGAAGCAGCATTACGGGAACAGGCGGAAGCCCTACGTATTGCCCAAAGCCTTCTTGAGGAGAACAAACTTCTCAAGACGACCCTGTCTTCTGGAGAGCAAGAGTATATAGCCACTGCCCGGTCAGCAGCCGAGACTGAGGTCGAGGTTGCTAAGCGCAACTACCGGGAGGCGTATGACTCCGGCGACGCTGAGAAGTTAGTTGAGGCACAGCAAGCCCTAGTGGATGCGTCCTTAAAGTTGGATCGTACAAAACAATATAAGCCCACTTTACAAGATACAGAAACTGAGGTACAACTCCCGCAACCTCGGCAGGAACAAAAACCAGCCGACCCGAAATTCGCTGATTGGCAGCGCCGTAACTCCAACTGGTTCAATAAGGACGAGGAGATGACGGACGCAGCGATGGGACTGCATAAAAAGTTGTTTCGTGAGTACGGCCCTGAATATATTGGTACTGACGACTACTACAAGCGCATTGACGAGACTATGCGCAGGCGGTTCCCAGAAGCCTTTCCAAATGCTGCTGAGTCACAAAAATCTCAGCAAAAAAGTAAGCCGAGTACCGTCGTAGCATCAGCTAAGCGGAGCACGGCTCCGAAACAGGTGAGGCTAACAGCTACACAAGCAGCGTTAGCAAAGAAATTCAAACTGACCCCGGAGCAATACGCCCGCGAAGTCCTTAAATTACAAGGGAGTTGATTATGAGCGAGAACCGACTTACTAGAGAATTAGAAGCCCGTGCGCAACAGGAACGCCCTAAGCAGTGGGCTCCTGCTGAACTACTACCAGAACCTGATAAACAGGCTGGGTTTGCGTATAGGTGGGTACGCGTTGCTACGCTTAACAAAGCTGACCCCAAGAACATCTCCGCTAAATTGCGAGAAGGTTGGGAACCAGTAAGGATTGAGGAGCAACCTAAATTTAGACTGCTAGTCGACCCTAATAGTCGTTTTAAAGACAACATTGAGGTCGATGGGCTACTGTTATGCAAGACGCCTGAAGAGTTTGTGCAACAGCGTAATCAGTATTACGCAAACCAAACCATAGCTCAGACGAATGCGATTGACAGCAGCTTCATGCGCGAGAACGATGTTCGTATGCCTCTTTTTGCTGAGAGAAAGTCTACGACCACGTTCGGCAAAGGTGGTTAATCTCAATTTTTGGAGTCAAACATGGCATATCCGACTGTAAATGCCCCTTACGGGCTAAAACCGATCAATCTGATCGGCGGTCAGGTGTTTGCGGGCCAGACTCGTGAACTCCCGATTGCAAGTAACTACGGTACTGCTATCTATAATGGCGACATCGTTCGCCTAGATGGTGGCACTATTGTTAAAGAGACCGGCACGACTACTGTTAACGCCAATGGCGTGACTGGCGTGTTCCTTGGTGTTAGCTACACCAATCCATCGACCGGCCAAAAGCTGTTCGCTAACTCATATCCGGGCAGTGTTGTTGCTTCGGACATCGTGGCTTATGTCGCTGATGATCCTGATCAACTGTTCAAGGTTGCTGTGACTGGCGGCGCTACTAGCTCCACCATCACTCCAATTTCGGGCACGATCTTGGGCAACAACATGGCTATTTCGCAGCCAGCCTCGAACACCACTATTTCGGGTAACTCGAACATTGGTGCTTATGATTCGGGCAGCAATACTGCGCAGACGCTACCGTTCCGTGTCGTTGGCCTCGTTGAAGAGACTACCGATTCCAGCGGTAACTACAGCGAAGTTATTGTTAAGTGGAATGCTCCGCACCCAACCATCACTATCGACTTCACGGCTGAAACCGCGTCGGTAACTCTGGCTGGCGGTCATTCTTATCTCAACCCGAACGGCCCAGATAGCGTATAAGGGAGTTAAATCATGGCTATTTCACGCGCACAACTACTGAAAGAGCTGCTCCCCGGCTTGAACGCTTTGTTCGGCATGGAGTACTCGCGTTATGGTGAGGAACACAAGGAAATCTACGAAACAGAGAGTTCCGAGCGTTCGTTCGAAGAAGAAACCAAGCTGTCCGGCTTCTCGGCAGCTCCGGTGAAAAACGAAGGTTCTGCGATTGCGTATGACAATGCGCAAGAAGCATGGACTGCACGATACAACCACGAAACTATTGCTCTGGGTTTCTCGCTGACCGAAGAGGCCATTGAAGATAACCTGTATGACAGCCTGTCGGCTCGTTATACCAAGGCTCTGGCTCGTGCTATGTCGTATACCAAGCAAGTCAAAGCAGCAAACGTGTTGAACAACGGCTTTAATGCTTCCTATCCGGGTGGCGACGGTAAAGCCCTGTTTGCAAACAACCACCCACTCGTCTCTGGCGGCACTAACTCGAACATCCCTTCGACTCCTGCTGACTTGAACGAAACTTCGCTGGAAAACGCTGTGATTCAAATCGCTGCGTGGACTGACGAACGTGGTCTGCTGATTGCTGCGAAACCACAGAAGCTGATCATCCCACCGTCCCTCCAGTTCGTTGCTACTCGTCTGTTGGAAACCGAACTCCGTGTCGGTACCAACGATAACGACGTGAACGCACTGAAGAACAACGGTTCGATCCCCGGCGGCTACACGATCAACCACTTCTTGACCGACAACAACGCATGGTTCCTGACCACTGACGTTCCAAACGGCATGAAGCACTTTGTTCGTACGCCTCTGGCGAACTCGATGGACGGTGACTTTGACACCGGCAACGTGCGTTACAAGGCTCGTGAGCGTTACTCGTTCGGCTGGTCTGACCCGCTGGGCATGTACGGCTCGCAAGGCGCGTAATAGAAAAGGGGGCTTTACGCCCCCTTTTTTGTAGTATATAAAGTAGGTATACCGGGTTTACCCGGTGCGTCAAACAGGCACCCGGCCTGACTTCATGCAGATTGACGCACCTAACCGCATGAGGAAAAATATGGCTCTTTCTACTACCCAAAGTATTTGGCGTTCGGGTGGCGGCGACACGACTCGTACCGCGTATTGCGGTTCCGGTCTGATGGCTGCTCAGTTCTACATCCCTGACGCATCTGAAACCGCTAACGTGCTGGTTTCTTCTGTTTCTGGCGCACCTGCACTTATTCTCCCAGCTGGCGCAGTTGTCGTTTCGGTAAGTGTTATCACTACCGGCGCGGGTTCTGTTGACCTTGGCACAACCGGCTACACCAGCGGCACCGCAACACCTGCGGCTATCGCTAACAACTTGTCTGTGGCAACTGCCGCGACTACCAGCATTGGTACTGTTGTGACCGGTACAGCTTCTACCGAGATGGCTTACGTGACTTCCCGTAGTGACACAAGCGGCAACAACCCTGTTGCTGGCATCATCACTTACTTCGTCACCGATCCGCTGGTTGGTCAGCAAAACGTCTGATAAGGAGGCATCACCATGATGCAAACAGACGTAAAAGCCGCGCAGGTAACCTCTACCAATACGGCGTATGGCGCTCCAACCCGTGTAAAAGCGGTAACGGTCAGCTACGACGAAAGCGGAACTGTTGTTCTAAAAGACGGCGGTTCCGGCGGTACGACGAGGTTTTCTTTTACGGCTCCTGCGGCCAAGGGGTCAGTACACATTCTGTTCCCCGGCGAAGGCATCAAGTTCAACACGGATGTACATGCCACGCTGTCTAGCGCAACCATTGTGGTGTTCTATGGCTAAGTCTCCGGCGTGGCAAAGAAAAGAAGGGAAGAACCCCAAGGGCGGTTTAAACGCCAAGGGGCGGGCGTCGTATAACGCGGCGAACCCCGGTAAACCCGGATTGAAAGCGCCACAACCGGAGGGTGGGCCTCGTAAGAAATCATTCTGCGCCCGTATGGAAGGAATGAAAAAGAAGCTTACGAGTTCCAAGACAGCGAGCGACCCTAATAGTCGTATTAACAAATCTTTACGAGCTTGGAAGTGTTAACCGTGGACCTAGCATTCGTTTGGAATGGCGCGTTGTCGCTGTTTGTGGGCTTGTTTGCGTATATTGCCCATGAAAAATTCTCTGAGCTTGCGCGTATCACTATTCTTTTGAATAAGACGCGTGAAGAAATTGCACGGGATAACGTGACAAAAGCGGAAGTGGATCGTATTACTGATCACATTGATCAGAGATTCAATAGGCTGGAGAATAAGATTGACCAGCTAATTGAGTCGCAAAGGAGAGTTTTATGAAAAAGAAGGCTAAAAAGTTCGGTACTGGGGGCACCATCCTTACCGGCTTAGGTGCTGGCTTTGTCGGCTCTGCTATATACGACAAGCTGATGAAGAACAAAGAAGATAAGGAAGACAAGTTCCAGAGCTTGAAGTCTGTAGACAGTAAAGGCCGCTCGCCGCAGGAACAGATAGATAAGCAAGTCGGTGCTAAGTCAGTAGAGCCTGAGACTAAAGCTGCGCCAAAAGAAGAGACTCGTGAAGAGTATCTTGCGAAGAAGGTTAAGCCGATCAAAGAGACCGGCACTTTTTCTGGGTCTGATACAACTGAACCTGATACTGACGTTAAAGACAACACCCCCGCACCTGCGCCTGTTAAGAAAGTTTCGACATCAAAGCCAACAGTGTCGTCATCTACTGCTGTAAAAATGGCCCCGCCTGATAACGCAGACCTTAAACCTAAGTCGGTTCCAAAGGCGCAGCCTAAAAAACCAGAAACTAAGATGCCTTTGCCATCTAGTGAGCGTCCGTCTAAGCCTTATCCAACTGGCAGTAAGTATGATCTTGAGGATAAAGCTAAGAGCGAAGATAAACCAAAACCGGCTAAGCCTAAGACTGCGCCTGTTACTAGGTATTCTAAGGACAAGGAAAAGGGCAGCGATAGTAAGTTTGTGCCACGACACCTGCGTAATACAACTCCGTTCAAGAAGGGCGGTATGGTTAAAAAGTATAACGGCGGCTCCGCTTCTAGTCGAGGCGATGGCATTGCACAGCGCGGCAAGACTCGCGGGAGAATGGTCTGATGCCAAGCGTCTCAGGTAAACAACACCGTCTCATGGCTGCGGTGGCAACTAATCCAGCTGTGGCAAAGAAAACTAAGATTCCACAGTCTGTGGGAAAAGAGTTTATGGAAGCCGATAAAGGCAAGAAATTTAAAGGAGGCGGTGAGATGAAAGAGTCAATGAAGAAGGTTAAGGAAGAGATTGGCTTCATGAAAAAGAAGGGTGCTCCTAAGTCCATGATCAAACATGAGATGGCTGAAGCTGGTATGAATAAAGGTGGCGGCGTCAAAAAGTACGCCGCTGGTGGTCTGGCTGCTGGTCACAAGTCGGCTGATGGTGTTGCCCACAAAGGCAAGACCAAAGCTAAACAGGTGACGATGAAGAGCGGCGGTAAGGCTGGCGGCAAGTATTGCTAAGGAGATTGAGATGAGACCTATCAAACCAAGAGGACCTGCTGGCGGTGGTCGTCCTATGCCGGGCCCCGCTGTAAACGTACTACCTACTAGGGGTGGCCCTGCTGGTGGCGGTATGCCCGTTGGCCCTGCTGTGAACGTATTGCCTAATAAACCGACCGGCGGCGCTCCTATGATCGGTGGGGGTGGTCCGGCAAATCCGGCGCCAATGCCAATGCCGCGTCCTACTAGTATGCCCATGACTAATGTAAAACCTGCTGCGCCGGGAATGGGCATGAAGAAGGGCGGTAAGGTCAAATCGTCTGCTTCAAAGAGAGCAGATGGTATCGCTCAACGCGGTAAAACTAAGGGTAAGATCATATGATGCTTTCTCGCGGGATGGGCGATATAAGCCCAGCTAAGATCAAAACCATCAAAAAGCGTGATGGTAATGAGCCTGTGAAAGTGTATAAAAAGGGTGGCGAGGTCTGGGATAAGCCTCGCCCTAAAGGTCTTGGTAAGCCAAGTAAGCTTAGTCCTGAGAAAAAGTCCGCTGCAAAAGCAGCGGCTAAAGCCGCCGGGAGACCTTATCCTAATTTGATAGATAACATGCGGGCAGCGAGGGGGTAGTTATGGCTGGTGGCGGTCCAGTTGGTCAAGTAGGCAATCCGGGGGCACAGAGTATGCTCTCGTCTTCTATGCAGAGTATGCGTAGAATTAATCCGTATGGGGGCGGTAATCCTTATACCCAAGGGTTTCAAAACTATTCCAACTTTTCTCCTAGCCCCCCTCCTAGTATGCCGGGGTGGATGCAGCAAGCGCAGGAAGCGCAACAAAAGTTTCAGCAGAGTAGTCCTTATACGGAATACATGAACAAGCAAAAAGCGTTGCAAGAAGAGTTTGAAAACAGTCAGGGGTTTAAGGATTTTCAAACCCAGATGCAAGGGTTCCAGAAACAACAGCAAGAATATCGTCCACCGTTTTCCCCGTATGGCGGGATGTATGGTGGTCTTGGTCGCATGTATTTTTAATTTAAATAATCATGGCCTTTACAACTAGTAACACAAGTTTCAACCCCGACCTTAACGAAATTTTTGAAGAGGCGTTTGAGCGTTGCGGGCTTGAGTTGCGTACCGGCTATGACTTTCGTACGGCACGGCGCAGCCTTAATTTTCTTATTGGTGAGTGGGCTAACCGAGGTATCAACTTGTGGACGATTGAGCAAGGCTCAATTAATTTAGTACAAGGGGTGGTTACATATGATTTACCTAATGATACCGTTGATCTTATTGAACATGTTATTCGCACTGATTCCGGACAAGGTCCTAACCAGACTGATCTAAATATAACTCGAATCAGCGTATCTACGTATTCAACTATCCCAAATAAACTAACGCAAGGCCGTCCTATTCAAGTTTGGATTAATCGGCAGAGCGGGCAGACGACCGATTTATTGGGCGCAACCCCAAAGTATCCACAAATTAATGTATGGCCTGCACCAGACCAAGGCACGCAACTAAACCCATATTACGTGTTTTATTACTGGCGGTTAAAACGTATTTATGATGCAGGTAATGGAACTAACGTAGTAGATATACCGTTCCGTTTCCAGAACTGTTTAGTAGCGGGCCTTGCTTATATGATTTCTGTAAAAAAGCCGGAAGTTGACCCAATGCGCATCCAAGCTCTAAAGGCTATGTATGATGAAGCGTGGGATTTAGCGGCGGGCGAAGACCGCGAAAAAGCGGCTGACCGTCTAGTGCCACGGGAGATGTTTTTCTAATGGGAAACAGGTTTGCTAGTGGCAAGAATTCTATTGCGGAGTGTGACCGTTGTGGATTTCGTTACAAGCTGAAAGAACTGAAGAAGCTAACGATTAAAACCAAACAGGTTTCGATTAAAGTATGTCATACCTGTTGGGAACAAGATCATCCGCAGTTACAGTTAGGGATGTACCCAGTGCAAGACCCGCAAGCTGTTCGGGAGCCAAGACCGGATTTAAGTTACCGCCAAGCTGGTTATACCGGATTGCAGCTGACGTTGAACACTGATTTTGGCGACCCTTCGGGGGGTAGCCGTATTATTCAGTGGGGGTGGAACCCAGTAGGGTTTGGTAACGGCGGGGATTTTCAACTAGCTATTAATGACCTTGTAGGTCTTGGTCAGGTAGGGACAGTAACAGTATCTATTACTTAGGAGTAGATTATGGACAGCATGAAGAAAGTGGCTAAGGCGGAAGTCAAAGCACACGAAAAGCGGATGCACAAAGGTATGGCTAAAGGCGGGGTGACCGGCGAAGCCATGAAGAAGATGGGCCGCAACATGGCTCGTGCTATGAATCAGCGTGGGTCTTCAAGGAGCCGATAATGGAAAAGATTAAATCCGCACCGCCATCGGTGCTTAAATCCTATTCTGGTAAAGACTGCATGAATGAGATGAACATTGGTGCTGGTGTAGTTACTAAGGGTAACTATAAAGAGCCAAAAACCACTGGTATCAAAATTCGTGGCACAGGCGCAGCAACTAAAGGTTTAATGGCACGAGGCCCAATGGGTTGAGGTGAAGCGTGAACTACAACGAGTTGTTTATTGCTATAAAAAACTATTTGCAAAACGACTTTCCGTCGAATATATGGACGGATGTCGCGGGTACCGGCACGACTACATCTAACGGCACGGAGCAGATAGACCTGTTTATTCGACAGGCTGAAACCCGCATTTACAACTCGGTTCAGCTACCTGTCCAACGAAAAAATGTTACTGGTACAACTACCTTGGGGAACAAGTATTTGTCTCTCCCCGCAGATTGGCTATCAAATTATTCTATAGCCGTAGTTACGCCAATTACCGGAGAGTACGAATACTTGCTAAATAAGGACGTAAACTTTATTAGGCAAGCTTTTCCTTACCCCGCAGTTTCTGGTAAACCCCAGTATTACGCCGTTTTTGACCAAAACACTTATATATTAGGTCCTACGCCTGATGCGGCCTATACCATGGAGATGCACTATAACGCCTACCCTGCGTCTATTGTAGACATAGGCACTTCATGGCTTGGAAGTAATTTTAGTACTGTCCTTTTATATGGCTCTCTAGTAGAAGCTTATATATTTTTAAAAGGTGAGGCAGACCTTTTGCAAATGTATCAAGCAAACTATAACGATGCGCTCAATCAACTGAAACGGTTGTCAGATGGTTTAGACCGTCAAGATGCGTATCGTTCAGGCCAAACTCGTGTTCAAGTAACTTAAAGAGGATTTATGGCAAGCGCACAAGGCGTCGGAACGGTTGGTCGGTTCATGGTGTACACCACATCAAATCGTGGGCATTCACCAGAAGAACTAGCAGACATGGCGATGGAACATATTATTGCTGTGTCAGACACCGCGCCCGAACAAATAAAAATGCAAGCAGAAGCGTACAAGGCAAAACTACATGAAGTGCTTGTTAGGTATATGAAAAAAGCTGTCGAGCAGGACCGTCTGACCGTGTGTCGCCAGCTTGAGGACTCTGGTCAGGCTCAAATCGCAGATATTGTAAGGAGAATGTAATGGCTATTACTCAGGCAATGTGCTCGTCTTTCAAAGGCGAGGTTATGCAAGCACTACACGACTTTGATGTTGGTGCTAACGTTTTTAAGCTCGCCTTATACACAAGTTCGGCTACGTTGGATGCGTCTACTACTGTTTACTCCGCGACTAATGAAGTGCCAAACAGTGGTTCGTATTCTTCTGGTGGTGGCTCACTAACTAATCAGGGTGTGACAGTGTCTGGCACTACGGGCTTCACAGATTTTTCTGACTTGTCGTTTACATCAGCAACAATCACAGCGCGTGGCGCTTTGATTTACAACAGCACTAACGGTGATCGTGCAGTTTGTGTGCTTGATTTCGGTGGCGACAAAACATCGACCGCCGGTACGTTCACCATTATCTTCCCAGCAGCTACCGCGAGTGATGCAATCATTCGTATTGCGTAAGGTGGGGTTATGCCGCTTGTCATTGCAGATAGAGTCCTTGAGACAACAACCACTACAGGCACCGGCACGATAACACTTGCCGGGGCTGAAATTGGGTATCAGTCTTTCTCCGTAGTTGGTGACGGCAATACAACTTACTACACCATTGCTGTAACTGGCGGCACTGATTGGGAAGTAGGTATCGGTACCTACACCGCGTCAGGTACAACGCTATCTCGTGACACTGTTTTAGCGTCCTCTAATTCCGGGAGCCTTGTTTCGTTTGGTTCTGGAACCAAAAACGTCTTTGTAACCTATCCCGGTGCTAGAGCGGTGTATTACCAAGCCGCTGGTGGCGTTGTAGTCACAGACAACTCTTCTAACGATGCGCTCCGCATCACACAGACAGGCACAGGTAACGCGTTGGTGGTGGAGGATAGTGCTAATCCTGACAGTACGCCATTTGTGGTGGGTGCTGATGGTAAATTGCTGATTGGTGTTACATCAACTGCTGATGCGCCACCATTACAAGTTAATTCATCTGTTACTTATCCTGTAAATTTTAATGCGTGGAGAGGAACCGGAACGCCCGGAAGCACCATAGCCCTTCGTCGCAGCAAATCAGACACAATTGGTACGCAGGCAATAGTTGCTGATGGAGATCAGTATGGGGCTTTAAATTTCTTTGGTAGTGATGGTACAAGCTTCGTTAACAGTGCAAGAATTGCGGCAGATGTAGACGGTACTCCCGGCACTAACGATATGCCCGGACGTTTGGTGTTCTTGACCACGGCTGATGGTGCTAGTAGTCCGACAGAACGGATGCGGATTGATAATGCGGGGAATATGTCATTAGCATCTGGCGGTACGGTTTCTAACCAGCGCGTCCGACTAGCAGGAAGTTTCACACAAGGCACAACTGGTTCTGGAAATTCATTTGGGTTTATTCAGGCTGGCACGGTACAGAGTGACGTAACAAACTTATTTGTTACTTATAGGTCTGAGACTAGAACTGCTGCTGCAAGTTTTGCACTTGGTAATTACTGGCACTTTCAAGCATCGCAATTATCTATTGGAGCTGGTTCATCTATATCTTCGCAAATTGGTTTTTTAGCTGAAAACACATTAACCGGCGCAACTAACAACTACGGCTTCTACTCCGACATCGCTAGTGGTACAGGTCGTTGGAACTTCTATGCGAATGGTACGGCGGCGAATTACTTCGGTGGAAATACCATCATTAATGGTGCTGTAGGCGTAGGAGCAGCAGGTTCACCAAGTTACGGCACCTCCGGTCAAACACTAACTTCTCGCGGTTCGGCTGCTGCACCCGTATGGTCTAACCCCGGCATCATCTCTGCCCTTGTATTTGGTTTATAAGGAAGCGTCATGGCAAACCCAAGTATTCTTTCCGCGACTTCCATCATAGGAGAGAACTCGCTAACTTCTCTTACTACGACGGGGGCTACGTCCATTCTGAGTAATGCTGCGTCAAGCAACAAGGTGTTCAAACTAAACAGCATTATTGTTTCTAACGTGGACGGTGCGACTCCGGCGGACATTACGATCAACTTCTACAGCGCGGCGGCACTAGGCGGAACAGCGTTCCCAATCGTTTCTACGTTGTCTGTCCCTGCGGATTCGTCGGTAATTGTCGTTGATAAAACCACAGGGTTGTACGTAAAAGAAAACCAATCAATCGGTGCTACGGCAGGCACCGCAAACGATCTTGTTGTAGTGGCTTCTTGGGAAGAAATTACATGAGTCTTCGTTATATTGGTGGTCGTCTTGTTGGTAGTGTTGATACCAATACGTCTGGGATAAAAATCCCATCAGGCATTTTTACGCCTAACCAATTAACTGAAGCAGATATTCCAGCAGCCGGTCAACAGGAATACACCACCGCAGGTACTTTCTCTTGGGTAGCGCCACTTAACGTCACAAGCGTATCCGCTGTTTGTATTGGTGGGGGTGCAGGCGGTAACTACTCAACTGCGGGTAACGGTGGTTCGGGTGGTGGCGGTGGTGGATTAGGTTGGAAAAATAACATCGCAGTTGTTCCCGGCACTTCTTATACCGTCATAGTGGGTGTTGGCGGCACCAGCTCTTCAACTTCTAACATTTCTGTTACCGGCGCAGGAGGCGATAGTTCCTTTATCAACACCTCGACTGTCAGGGGCGGTGGTGGGGCAGGCCCTTCTACCTTCCTTGTTGGTGGTACGGGCGGAACCTTTACCGGAGACGGTGGTGGTAATGGTGGAGCAGGGGGCTCTGCTGCGGGGACTACTAGTGCCGGGGGTGGTGGGGGTGCTGGCGGGTATTCAGGCGCTGGCGGTGCTGGTAGCGCATCAGGCGCAGCAGCAGGCAGCCCCGGAACCGGGGGTGGTGGTGGTGGTGGCGCGGGGGGAGGCAGCGCAGATACAGGTGGAGGTGGTGGCGGCACTGGCATTTATGGTGAGGGCACAAGCGGGTTTGGTGGGTCTGCTACCGGCGGGGACGGTGTTGGGGCAGGGGGTGGTTCTGGTGGTGGTAATGGAACCCAGCAATTTACTGGTGCAAACTTTTACGCCACAAACCTACTATCCACCCCCGGTGCCCCCGGTGGAGGTTCTGCGGGGTCAGATTCCACTGGGCTTGAGATGGCAAACGGCGCAGTAGGCGCGGTGCGTATTATCTGGGGTAAAAATAGAGCGTTTCCTTCTACTAACACGGGTAATCTGTGATGGAACTGTATATTCGTATCGTTGACGGGCAACCGTTTGAGCACCCGATTATGGGCGATAACTTCCGGCAGGCGTTTCCACATGTTGACGTAAACAACCTGCCACCTGAGTTTGCGCGATTTGAGCGAGTACCTTGCCCTAACCCAGATGAAGGTATGTACCTAGTTGAAGCGACATGCACTTATCAGTGGGTTGATGGCATTGTTAAAGATGTATGGCAACTGACGCAAGCGCCTATTCCAACGGAGGCTTAAATGCCGTTTGTTCTTAACGACAGGGTACTTGAAATATCGACGACAACAGGAACAGTCCCTTTCGTTTTGGGAGGCCCTCCTTCGGGCTACCAATCTTTCTTGTCAGGTATTGGCGGTAGCAACACCACGTTTTATGCAGCGTTTAACACCGTTGCTAATGAATGGGAATTAGGTCTTGGTACATTGAATGCCGGAGCCACAGAACTTACTCGCACAACGATATACAGTAGTTCTAACAGTAACTTAGCGGTTAACTTTTCTGCTGGCACTAAGAATGTCTTTGTAGCTCTACCTTCGTCACAAACGCTTACTGCCAGTCAATCAAACATTTTTACCGCTGCGCAGACGTTTAGAGCAGCTAGTGCGGTTCGTTCAGAAGCAGCAGCCACACAAGATGCTGTTGTACTTGCTGGACGGGCAGGCGGCACATCGTCTTATGCAGTAACTATAACTCCTACTACGCTGTCTGCAAACCGCACGCTAACTTTAGCAGACGGGAATACCACATTAGTCGCAGGTACAACGGCAGTCCTTGGTACGGCGCAGACATTTACCGCAGCACAGACTTTCCGGGCAGCGAATGCAGTTCGTTCAGAAGCAGCAGCTACACAAGACGCGGTAGTGTTGGCAGGGCGCGCAGGAGGTACAGGTTCTTTTGCAGTTACTTTGACCCCCACTACGCTTTCTGCCAGTCGCACTCTGACACTTCCCAACGTCACTGACACTGTAGCGACGATTGGAACTGCACAAACATTTACTGCCGCTCAAACATTCCGAGCGGCGAATGCTATTCGTTCGGAAGCAGCTTCTACGCAAGATGCTTTAGTTGTTGCGGGTAGGGCAGGGGGCACAGGAAGCTTTGCCATTACGCTTACCCCCGATACATTAGCGGCGAATAGAACGTATACGTTTTCAGACCCCGGCGAAAATGTCACCGTTGGGTATTTAAACATCCCACAGAATTCGGAATCGGCTGATTACACGTTAGTAGCGTCCGATGCTGGAAAGCATATTTTCCATCCCTCTGCGGATACCACTCCACGAACTTTTACAATTCCAGCAAACGGCACTGTTCCATACGCCATAGGCACAACAATTACTTTTATCAATCAAAACGGAGCAGGGGCAGTAACCATTGCAATCACCTCCGACACAATGCGATTAGCGGGGTCTGGGGCAACGGGTAGCCGGACTTTGGCGGCTAATGGTATTGCAACATGCATAAAAGTCACTAGCACTGAGTGGCTTATTTCTGGGACCGGGCTAACGTGAGTGGCATTGTTCAAGGATTACTTGCTAGTCTTGGCACGGCGATCCCCGGTCAGAATGCATATATCGTCCCCGGCACTTACACATGGGTAGCGCCTGAACACGTGTCATCTGTTTCTGTTGTTGCTATAGGTGGTGGCGGTGGCGGTAGCAACGGTGCTGGTAGTGGCGGGGCGGGTGGTGGCGGGGGTGGCCTTGGCTGGAAAAACAATATTCCGGTTGTATCCAGACAGTCGTACACGGTTGTTGTTGGCGTAGCAGGAGCTAGAGGCAACACCGTAGCTAGTGATGGTGGAGATAGCTACTTTATTAGTACTGGAACTGTGTATGGGCAAGGCGGACGCGGAGCAACTAGCGCACTTGCGGGCGGGGCCGGGGGCACATTTGTAGGTGATGGTGGGGGTAACGGTGGTAGTTCTGGAACCTCGACCACAGCTTCTGCGTCTGGTGGTGGCGGTGCTGGTGGGTATTCCGGTAACGGCGGGGCAGGCGCTGCTACAGGTCTTGCCGGAGGAAACGGCGCTGGAGGTGGAGCCGGTGGCGGTTCTGCTGGCGGGTCGTCAGATGCCGCAGGTGCTGGTGGCGGTGTTGGTATTTTAGGTGAAGGCACGTCAGGAACAGGCGGGGCGTTTAGCGGTGCGGATGGTGCACCGGGTACCGGCGGTTCTGGCGGGGCAAATGGTTCTCCTACTCCGGGGTCAACGGCAAACCCATCCACAGGTGGAGCGTATGGTGGTGGCGGTGGCGGCGCAGAACTTTTAAACGAAAACGGCCCCGGCGCAGTAGGTGCAGTGCGTATTATATGGGGTACAGGGCGCTCTTTCCCTGCTACTAATACCGGCGATGTGTAAGAAATGCTTGGCTTTACTCCCCTCTCGCAGATACCGTTATCCAGCCTACCTGCGGCGGGAGGGACTAATGTCGCCGTTAATCTCACGGGCGTATTCGGTACTGGGCAAACAGGCACACTAGATGCGACGGGCACAGCAAATGTCACGCTTACTGGTGTTGTCGGCACGGGTCAAACCGGCACATTAGCCGCTACGGGCGATGCGCCTGTTGATGTTACAGGCGTATTTGGTACCGGCTTTGTTAACTCTGTAACGGTTGCGGCAAATGCGGATGCTGCGGTTACTAGCGTTACAGGTACGGGTCAGACAGGAACGCTTGATGCCACCGGCACAGCTAACGTAACTCTTACCGGAGTAGTAGGAACAGGCCAAACTGGTACTGCCACAGTAGCCGGTAGTGCTCCCGTAGATGTCACCGGGGTGTTTGCTACTGGTTTTGTAAACTCGGTTGCCACTACCGCGAACGCGGATGTGCCCGTTACAGGGGTTACGGGTACCGGTCAAACAGGCACGGTAACTACCAATTCGGATGGCAATGTAACACTGACAGGGGTTCAAGCCCAAGGTCAGATTGCAGCAAACAATCTCCAAGACGGCACACAGTTTTTTGGATTTGGCCCGATTGGTAGTGCGCCATATGGCGATGCCTATGAGCGGTACAGCTTTGCGTCAGGTGACGCAAATGTTTCGGTTACAGGCGTATTTGCTACAGGCGCAGTTGGTACTGTTGCTACCACCGCAGATGCAAATGTCCCTGTCATCGGCGTTTCTGCGCAGGGACAGATTGGGGACGAAGCCACCTCTGGTAGCGCCTCTGTTTATGTAGTCGGGGTATTTGGTACAGGGCAAACTGGGACATTAGATGCTACGGGCGATGCAAACGTATCGCTCTCTGGGGTATTTGCTACTGGCGAAGTTGGGACAGTAACTACGGAAGCGAATTCCGATGTGTCACCAACCGGGGTTTTTGGTACAACTCAGCTTGGGATTGTTACTACAACCGCCGATGCAAATGTCCCGGTAATTGGTGTACAAGCTACTGGCGCAGTTGGCACTGTAATTGTTGAGCCGGGAGTCCCTGTATTTGTAGTTGGGGTACAGGCGACGGGTTTCGTTGGTCAGGTCATGATTTGGTCTCAGATCAATGACAACCAAAACCCTGATTGGCAGAACATAAATGATGCGCAAGGGGCGGTATGGGCCGCAATAAATGACGCCCAATCCCCTGATTGGCAGGACGTAAATAATGCCCAAGGGGGCACTTGGCAAACTATTGATGATGGTAATAATGTGATCTGGCAAGAGATACCAGATCAGTAAATTGTGGACCCGCTCACCCTTCTAGCAGCAGCAAATGCAGCGGTCGCGGCAGTCCGAAAGGGCTGCGAGTTGTACAAAGAAATCAAGGGCACAGCGGGTGATGTAAAGGAAGTGTTGGATGACTTGAAGGAGCAGTACCACAAGATCGTCGACCCAACGCCGATACAGAAGCAGCAGTACAACGCGGAAGTGCAGCGGGTGCAGGAGATAGCGAAAGCCGATCCTAATGACGTTTTCACCGACATTGGCAATCAGTTGGGTGCGTTGATGGACAGCTATGACGCAATCAGCAAGTTGTTCCTGAAGGAGCAGTTGGACGCGAAGCAGGTCTACAAGGGTGAAGAGAGTATCGGGCGGCGGGCGTTGAAGCGCATATTGATAACGGCAAGACTAGACGCTATGCTGGTAGAGATTCGAGAGACGATGACGTACCGAGCGCCGCCGGAGTTGGGCGCACTTTGGAGTAAGTTTGAAGAGATGTGGCAGCGGATCGTTGCCGAGCAGGAAGAGGCCCACGCAGAAGAACTTAGATTAGCTCAGATAGCAAGATGGCGACGCAAAAGAAGAATAGCGGAACTCAGGGCAAAAGTGGCATGGATTTCAGCAGTCGTTTTCGTAATAGCGTGGGCGGTGGGACTAATGTGGCTAACGACAAGAAGCACGATTCAGAGGATGTACCTTGGTCACTTATCGTTGTAGTGATGGCGGTTCTTTTGATGTTCTTCATCATTATGCCGATCTTAGCTTTTATGTACTACGACATGTACTACGCGACGCAGGCAGCAGTGCATGAGGTTCGCAAAATGCGTGAGCTGCGCAAAGAAATACAACTTGAACGGATGTACGATAGATAAGGAGCAATGATGCTGACGCTTATTTCGACCCTTGGTGGCTACCTAGTCGCCCTCTTTCCAAGACTGTTTGATCTTCTCCAAGACCGTGCGGATAAAAAGCATGAGCTAGACATCCTGCACATGCAGATGCGCCAGCAGTTGGCGCTGACCGACAAAGGCTATTCCCCATCAGATAAGACTGAGGAAGTCCGCGAGAACGACGAGCAGGATCACCAGCAGTACATGGCTCAGATCGGTGCCATCTACAACAATCAAGAAAAACTATTGGAATCGTCCTCCCAGTGGGTCAAGGATATGACGGCGGCTACCCGCCCGTTCGTGACGTTTATCTTTGTGTTCGAGCTTGTGCTGATTAACTTGCTGACCATGCTGTGGATATTTATGCACGGCGACAAGGTGACATCAATCGGCGAACTGATCCAGATCATGGAGATCGTGTTTGACGCCGACGAGATGGCGCTACTCGGTACCATCATCGCTATGTGGTTTGGCTCCCGTGGTAACTCGAAGGCTGGCAAGTGATTTACCTTGTCTATGCGCGGGTAGCCGCAACGGTGTTGCTATGTGCTTATTTGATAAGTAATCTGCCATGAAACTACCACTTGCCACAATTGCAATGATTAAGCATCACGAGGGGGTGCGGTATAAGCCTTACAAGTGTCCAGCGAAGTTGTGGACGATAGGTGTGGGGCATGTGCTGTACCCCGAGCAGGGCAAGATGCCCGTCGATCAACGCGATAAGTTCGCACTCAAAATAGAGGACTTCCGTGTATTTAGCAAAGAAGAAGTTGATTCGATCCTTGAGAAAGACTTACAGCGCTTTGTCGCTGGTGTTCTTCGTTACTGCCCTGACCATCTTAACGAAAATCGCTTGGGCGCGTTGGTCAGCTTTGCATTCAATGTTGGGCTAGGCACTCTCCAGAGATCAACCCTGCGACAGAAGCACAACCGTGGAGATTTTGAAGGTGCGAAGCAGGAGTTTCTGAAGTTCACGAAGGGCGGCGGCAAGGTCTTGCCGGGGCTGGTCAAGCGCAGGAATGACGAGATAGCCCTGTATTTTGCGGAACCAAAATGAACCCCTACCTGATCCTCGGTGGTGTTCTAGCCATTGGCTTGGCGGCTGGGGGCGGGTATTATAAAGGCAATTCTGCGGGTAAATCTGAAGTCCAGCAGGCGTGGGACAAAGAAAAGGCTGACCAGTACGCCGCTTACGCCAAAGGCCAAGAAGAAGCACGGCAAAAAGAACAGGAATTGCAGGCGGCAGCAGATAAACTGCGAAGGGAAAAAGATGCGCAGATCAGGGATATTAATGCTCGCAATACCGCTCTTGTTAACAGCTTGCGCGACAGGCCGGAGCGCCCCGCCAAAACAGATACCGTGTCCGGTTCTACCCGATCTTGCAGTGGAGCCTCCGGCGCGGAGCTGGCAAAAGGAGATGGAGAGTTTCTTGCAGGGTACAGTGCCGACGCAGCCCGCCTCCAAGCAGCCCTCGACCAGTGCATCAAACAATACAACGCCGCAAGGCAAAAGTAAGGAATAGCCATGCCAAGTACATATTCTCAAGACCTACGTATTGAACTAATTGCTGCCGGTGAGCAATCCGGTACATGGGGCTCTACAACCAACAACAACTTAGGCAACTTAATTGAAGATGCTATTTCCGGCGCTGTTGTAATTACAATCGACCCCGGCACTGGGGTGCAGCAAGCAATACTAGCCGCAAATGGCGCGATTGATCAGGCGCGTTGTTCGGCGCTTGTTTTAACCGGCGCTACAGATGATTTTGAAATTTTTGCCCCCCCAGTTACTAAAATCTATGTCATACGAAACGAGTGTTCGTTTCAAGCTACGTTGTGGTGCGCTACTACAATTAACGGCACTACTGCCCCAATAGGCGCTTCCGGCTACATTATTCCTGCAAACAAAACTGTACTTGTTCACTCCCCTGATGGCGTTCAGTTCTACGACGCTATGAACTATTTAAACAGCGCACTACCAGCTAACAGCGGGGGTACAGGATTCCAAACTTATGCAGTTGGTGATCTGCTTTATGCAAACACAACTACATCATTAGCTAAATTGGCGGACGTTGCTACGGGAAATGCTTTAATTTCTGGCGGAGTAAATACCGCCCCTGCTTGGGGAAAAGTAGGGCTAACTACTCATGTTACTGGGGTGTTGGATGAGACTAATGGTGGTACAGGTCAATCTACCATTCCAGCGTTATCTGTTCTTGTTGCAAATACATTAAATACTTTAACCCCTGTGACGGTAACAGCAGGGCAATCAGTAAAGTTAAATAGTGGCGGCACAGCATGGGAGGCCTATACTCCTTCAGGCGCAGGCAGTGTCACTTTTACAGGCACCGTCCCAGTAGCCCAAGGGCAAGTAACAGTATTTAACGACACCTCAGGCACTTCCATTACCACTGCGCGCACGTATCAGTTCCGGGCAACAAGTGCGGGGCCCGCGCAAATTCAGTTATTTGAAGATACCGACAGCGGCGCCGACGCTATAACTATTCAACCTCCTGCCACACTTGCTAGTAGTTACACGCTGACGTTACCTACAACAGACGGCTCTGCTAGCCAATTACTACAAACAGATGGTTCTGGAGTTTTGACTTGGGCGACAATTACAGCAGGGACAGGGATTACTGTTACGCCTGCGTCCGGGTCTATAACTATTGCAGCAACAGGCGGTGGTGGCACTGGGGACGTAGTAGGCCCGTCTTCTGCCACTAACAATGCGATTGTTCGCTTTGACGCAACTACAGGTAAGTTAATTCAAAACTCGGTTGTAACTATCTCTGATACGGGCGCAGCAACAGGATTTACTACATTAAATGCCAGCAGCACAATAACAGGTAACGGGTTCGTCTCAAGTACCGGCGCATATAACTTTACTGCAAGTGCCGAATCTATTTTTGGTTCTACTGGGTTAGTTTCTATTGCTGTTGGTGGCTCTGCGCGTATTGACGTAACTATTTCTGATTTTCTACCAGACGGCGATAACAACATGGGGTTGGGTTCTTCTGGTAAACGCTGGACTGCGGTGTATGCAGTAAACGGAACTATTCAGACTTCTGACGCCAACAGCAAACAAGACATTGCTGATCTTGACGACGCCGAAAGACGAGTGGCGGCGCGTATTAAAGGGCTGATTAAAAAATTTCGCTTTAAGGATGCCGTAGCCACTAAAGGGGATGCAGCGCGTATTCACGTGGGAGTAATTGCCCAAGAAGTACGAGACGCGTTTACTGCTGAAGGACTTGATGCAGATCGTTACGGCATGTTCTGTTCGGATACATGGTGGGAGCGCGAAGAAGATGTGTATCAACCCTTTAACGGGACCACTGTACGTAAGAAAGTAATTCACAAAACCCCAGTAGAAAGTGCGACTGAGGTTACTCAGTTAGGTGTGCGCTACGACGAGCTTCTCGCGTTTGTTATTGCCGCTATGTAAGGGGCTAAGATGCCACTACAGAAACTACAACTGCGCCCCGGTGTAAACCGCGAGGGTACGACGCTCGCCAACGAAGGTGGTTGGTATGACTGCGATAAAGTTCGATTTCGTTCAGGTTACCCGGAAAAGATAGGTGGGTGGGCTGCACTGTCTTACAACACATTTCTTGGCGTGTGTCGGTCTTTGTGGAATTGGGTGACCTTAAAGAACTACAACATACTGGGGGTAGGTACAAATTTAAAGTTCTACGTCGAGAATGGCGGAACTTATTACGACATTACGCCAATCAGAGAGGTTAACGACAACAGCCCTCTTAATGACATAACACTTGAAATTACAAATGGCTCTAGCACACTGACTATTACTGACCTAAACGCTGACACGTTACAAGTAAATGATTTCGTAACTATAGCCGGTGCTATTGATTTAGGCACAGCAGGTACAAACGTGCTTGCTGCGGTTTTAAATCAAGAATATCAAATTACATCCGTAATAAGTAACACTAAATATACAGTTACTCTACGTACAGCTGATACTTCTGTAACCGGGATTAACTTTACAGTAAACCCTACAACATCTGTTTTAACAGTTTCTCCTACTGTAGCTATCAATAACGGCGAGATAATTACGCTACTGCCTACAATCGCAAGTCCAGCGGGGTTAAATACAGGGGTAACTTATTACATAGTTAACGCTGTTAGCAACACTTTTCAGCTGTCGTTAACGTCTGGCGGTAGCCCTGTTTCTATAACTACTGTTGGTACAGGACAGCAAGCGTTTTACTTTGTTCTTGAGTCTAACCGTACTGCCTCTAGTGGCACGATGGCAGCGGTCACGCTTACTTATCAGTTGCAAACTGGGCAAGCTATTTATACAGAAGGTACTGGGTGGGGCGCGGGTCCTTGGGTTCCATATTCAGCTACAACACTGACTGATCCATTTGCTACTGTTAGTGGTTCATCTACTATTACAGTGACACAAGCTGGGCATGGACTAACCACTGGGCAGTATGTTTATTTTAATTCTATATCTGACACAGACGTAAGCGGTATAACAAATACGGTTCTGCAAAAAGCTTTTGAAGTTACTGTTACCGGCTCAAATACTTACACAATATCTACAGTCATAGGTCAAGCGCCGGGGCCTGTTATTACATATACGGCAAATGCAACAAGTTCGACGCAAGGTGGCACTGTTGCTGTGTTTTACCCGTCTAGTGTAGTTGCTAATAGTATTAGAACTTGGAATTCTGGATATACCACTGGTATCGGCTTACAGTTGCGTTTATGGAGTCAAACTAACTTTGGTGAACGCCTATTGTTTAGTCCACGTCAGGGGCCGTTATTTGTTTGGGACCCCGGCGCTGGAGCTACCCCAGCGTTTTCACAACGCGGGCAACTAGTAAGCGGGTTAGATGTGCCTAGTAAGATCGGTCAGATTATGGTGTCTGACATTACTAGGATAACTATAGCTTTTGGTTGCAATGATATAGGTTTGTATGACACAACTGAATATGACCCACTTTTGGTTCGATGGTCTGATGCTGAAGACTATACTAGTTGGTCGGAATCAGTATTAAGTTTAGCTGGTTCTACCCGGCTATCTCATGGGTCTGAAATAGTCGGGGCTATACAGACACGACAAGAAATATTTGTTTTAACTGACGCTGCTGCGTACGCCATGCAGCTTGTACCAGACGCTGTTTTTAGTTTTACTTTACTTGCAGACAATATATCAATCGTCTCGCCCAACGCTATGGCAACTGCGGCGGGGGTTGTGTATTGGATGGGCGTGGATAAGTTTTATATCTATTCAGGTCGAGTTGAAACTCTTCCCTGCGCTGTGCGTCAGTACGTGTTTACAGATATAAACAGAGATCAAGAGTCACAATTTTTTGCTGGTACTAACGAAGGTTACAGTGAAGTTTGGTGGTTCTATTGTTCTGTATCTGGGCCTGACGGTACAGGCACATTAGAGAATCCAAACAACATAGTAGACCGTTACGTCATATTTAACTATCTTGACCGCGTTTGGTACTACGGCAAGCTAGACAGAACAGCGTGGCTAGACTCGCCGTTAAGACAGTTCCCGCAAGCAGCTACTGGTAATAATTTAGTTGTAATTCATGAAGCGTCGGTTGATGATAATTCAACCCCTGAGCCTGCTCCTATTCAAGCCTACATCCAATCGTCGGATTTTGATATTAGTGATGGGCATAACTACGGCTTTGTTTGGCGGATAATCCCAGACATCACATTTGATGGGTCAAACACTACTGGCCTTACAAACGTAAACCCATACGTTAAATTCAAGATACGCCCTAGGCAGAACCCCGGTTCCGGCTATTACGCTGGGGTTTTATCGCCCGAAGTTGCCTCTAAAGATAGTTATGCGGGCACTCAAACTTATAACGTGCAGCGGTTCACCGAAATAATTTACAGCCGTGTACGTGGGAGACAAATTGCTTTCCGTATTGAGTCCGACTCATTAGGCACTCAATGGCAGTTAGGTGTGCCGAATATTGACGTAAGACCAGATGGGCGGCGTTGATGGCTACTACTAATATAGTAACTACTGGGTCTACACAGTTTGTAGCGACCAAAGCACCTGCTCTACCTTTTGCGCCTGTTCAGTATGACCGTGGGTATCAAGACACTTTTAACAACATTCTCCGGCAGTACTTTAGTACGCTAGATAACTTTTTAGGTCAATTTATGGCGTCTTCATCGGGAATTTTAGGCGTATACGGCGCGGGTACGGGGGCTGATGCTTTTGGTCGCTTGCGGGTGTCTAACCCCTACACGTTGTTTGATAGCCAGAATAGATTTCAAGCGGACAATCAATTTAGTCAATCTCTTACTGGCACCGGTTCAGCTACTTATTTACCAAACGAGTCGTCTGTCAGTTTGCAAGTAACAGCTAACGGAGACGAAGCAATACGACAATCTTTGCGTTGTATGCCCTATCAGCCGGGTAAAGGGCTACTAGTGATGTGTACTTTTGTTATGCCCAGCGCAACAGGTGTTACTTCGCGGGTGGGCTATTTCAACGCTAGTAACGGTGTGTTTTTCCAACAGGTTGGCGGTACTAAGTCTTTTGTACTCCGCACTAATACTAGTGGTACTCCAAGTGATGTAAGAACTATTGATCAAAGTGAATGGAACGGAGATAAGTTAGACGGCACCGGGGCGTCGGGCGTTACGTTAAACACTAACAACGCACAGATTTTATGGATGGATTTTGAATGGCTGGGCGTAGGGTCGGTGCGTTGCGGGTTTATTATTAACGGCGAATATATTGTTTGCCATACGTTTAACAACGCAAATGACCTAAACAAAGTCTACATGACCACCGCTATCCTGCCAGTGCGGTATCAAATTACCCGAACAGCTGGCACAGGTGCAGCTACCCTTACTCAAATCTGTTCAACAGTTATTTCAGAAGGCGGGTATGGGCAGGTGTCATCGCCTAATACAGTGCGCCGAACTACAGCACTAGGATCAATCAGCACTACTTTTTTGCCATTAGTAGCTATTCAATTAAATAGCGGGCGAGAAGGGGCTATTGTCTTACCGCAAACCGTAAATGTTATGCCTACTACTGCGGGCGATTATGAAGTAGTACTGATGCTAACTGACTCTTCTCCTTTAACAGGCGGCGCTTGGGTTACTTCTGACTTCCCAAATGTGCAGTACAACATATCAGCTACGGCGGTAACGCAGCCTACACCTAGCCAGATTGTTGATCAGTTCTACATTACCGCGACAAATCAAAGCGCGGGGGCGTCTTCAGAGCCTGTAGCTTATAACTTTGACACGCAGATTGGCGCGTCTATCGCGGGGGTAAGCCAAGTGTATGTTGTAGCGGTACGGGTTTTAACCGGTACTGGGTCTGCGATTGGCGCATTAAGTTTTTATGACCTGACACAGTAATGGAAGACGTTCGACAGACTTTGTACAAAGACGAGGACGTGGAGTTCCTCTGTGACTACCTGTTTGACCGTACCTTAATCGCCATGCACTTAAATATAACGCCGGGGGCGTGGTCGGCGGGTAAGTTTAAAAAGTACTATGATATTTTTATTAACAAAATTGTACCATTTTTGAAGTCGCGGGATTACCATGAAGTGTACGCAACACCTTTCAAAGATGATATAAAAGCCCAGAAACTCATTAAAATGTTCGGACTTTATGCTTATGGGCAGAACATGGGTTTCGTGCTCATGAAACGGGAGATTTAATATGCCACAAGTCGTCGCTGCTGCTATGGCTCAAGCTGCTATGGCTGGAGGAACCGCCGCCGCTACCACCGCCGCCACTACTGCGGCATCAACCGCCGCGCTTGAAACTGCTAAGCAAGCGGCGATTCAAGAGGCTATGAGGCAACAAGCTGCTCAGCAAGCGACTCAGCAAGCAGCTCAACAAGCAGCTCAACAAGCTGCTGCACAACAAGCAGCTCAACAAGCTGCTGCACAACAAGCAGCACAGGCCGGTTTAACACAGGCCGGTGCCGGAACACCGGGGATTGCGCAAGGCGCTACGCCCCCTACACCGCCCGGAGCGCCTGCCGCCCCCGCTGCGCCACCTCCTCCTGCTTCGCCACTTCCTCCTGCTGGCAGCAACATGACGTTAGAGCAACAATTACAGTTCTTAAAAAATAACCCGTCGAACCTTGGCAACTTCCCGCAGTATGAGCAAGTAGCTCAAGCGGGCACAGAAGCTACTCCTCTTGTTGAAAAAGCGGCTATGAACCCGCCTATAACAATAGGTGAGACTGTTGCCCGTGTAAACCCTGAATCATGGATGTCTAATCCGGGCATAACCGATAGGGAGATTGCTTCTAGAGTTGGGGAGCGGTTTATAGACTCTCAGACAAGCGGGATTGCTAAAGGGGCGACAGACGCTGTTAACTGGATGAAAAACAACAAGTTTGAAACAGGACTTGGGTTCATGATGGCGGGTCAGGTTTACGATAAGGTCTTCCCAGAAAAGAAGAAGGAGTATCGTAATACAGTGGATATGTCTAAGTTTAAGCCTTCGATTGCAAGGCCGATACGTTTTACTCCTTCTTATAATTACGCAGACGGTGGCCCCGTGCAACAAATGTCAGACATGAACGCGTTAGGGGCAAATATGGGTTATCCGATGGCGGCGTTAAACACGCCAGCGTACTCTAACTCCGCAATACAAAGCCCACGAGCCACTAATGTAATAGCTCCTAGCGGTGGCCCTGCGGTTGACGCGTTTAATGGAGAACCACGATTTGCTAGTGGCGGTATAGCTGATCTTGACCTTAAAGATTACGCGCTTGATAAAAAACAAAAGACATCAAAAAATGCGTCGAAAGCTTTGTCTGATATGTACAAGGCTACAGAAGCAGAACGCAATAAACAAATGGCTGCTGCTCGTGCGGCTATGGTCGATAAAGAAGATTCAGGCGGGACAGTTGCAAGAAGCCGTACTCAGCTTCTAAGCAGCCCATTTTCTGCGGCGGTAGAAGAACATAACCGCCTCGCTAAGAAAACAAAAACTAAACCGGCTGCTTTACCTAAAACTAATTTAGGCGACATTGACAACTACATGGACATACCGGTTGATACGGTTGCCGCTGCTAGTGGTGGAATCATGAGCAACCTTGGCGGCTATTCTGACGGCGGACGTTTATTGAGAGGGCCCGGCGATGGAGTTTCGGATTCTATTCCTGCTGTCATTGGCAAGCGTCAGCCTGCTCGTCTTGCTGATGGTGAGTTTGTAATCCCTGCGCGTATTGTGTCTGAGCTAGGCAACGGTTCAACTGAAGCTGGCGCAAGAAAGCTCTACGCGATGATGGAACGAATTCAGAATACGCGTAAGAAATCTATCGGTAAAAAGAAAGTAGCGGTTAATAGTCGCGCTGATAAACATCTACCTGCTTAAATATGCCTTTATATCAAGTAACGCCCCAACAACTGCCGCAAGTCTGGCCTATTGTAGCCCCTATGTTGCAGCGAGCTGTTGATCTGGAGCCAGAGCAAATTACTATAGAACAGGCTGAGTATTTAATACGTACAGGGCAAACGTACTTACTTATATGGGAAGAGCCCGATGAAGGTATTACAGGCGCTGCGACGGTAGAAATTATTGACTATCCACGACAGCGTGCGGCACATGTCAACTTAATGGGCGGCAAAGGAATAGTCCGCCCGCATGTGTTTGAAGAAGCAAAAAATTGGATGCGGTTGATGGGCGCTACTGTAGCGCAGTGTTGGGCTAAAGGCTCTCTAGTCACTATGTATGAAAAGATGGGTATGTCTAATACTCATCAGGTCATGAGGGAAAAATTATGATCATCCGGAATAAATTTAATGGTTACAACGGCGATGGTCGTCGTCTCTACCCACTAGGCGGCGGAGGCGGTACAACTCAGTCCTATACGCATAACATTCCTGAGTATGCTCAGCCATACGTTGAGCGGATGCTGGGCTCTACAGAAGGCCAGATATTCCAAAAAGACGAAAATGGAGACATCGCTGGTTTCAAACCGTATGTGTCTTTTAGGCAAGCGCAAGAAGAAGCTGGTGGCGCGGCTGCTGGGTTTTCTCCTGAGTCTGTAGCAGGGTTTAGCCCTATGCAGCGGCAGGCTATGCAAGGGCTTGCGAATTACCAGATGCCGGGGCAAACAGGTGCGGCTAGTGCTATGGCCTCCGATCTAGCTGGACGGGCGCTTCAAGCAGGGGAATACAGAGCGGGCACATTTAACAATCAATTTACATCCCCCGATGCGTATCAGGCAGGGGTGTTTACTCCTCAAGCGTTACAGCAGTATCAGATGGGTGGCCCCCAGCAAGTGAGTACTGGCTCGTTTACGCAAGCTGGTACCGCTCAAGATTACATGTCGCCGTATCAGCAAGCGGTAACTGATATTGAAAGACGCGAAGCCCAACGCGCGTCAGCTATACAAGGGAAAGAAAACCGTTTACGTTCTATGATGCAAGGGTCGTTTGGCGGCTCTCGTGGGGCGCAAATTGAAGCTGAGCGTCAGCGTAACTTGGGGCAGCAGCTAGGCGACATTCAGGCTCGTGGCGGGCAGGCCGCGTTCCAGCAAGCCCAGCAACAGTACAACACCGAACAACAAGCGCGACTACAAGCTGCGCTGGCTAATCAGCAAGCAGGGCTCACCACTGAGCAACAGAACCTAGCCGCTCGACTCGGCGTACAACAGCTTGGCGCAGAACAGGGTATGCAAGCGCAGCAAATGCGTGAACAGTCACGTCAGTTTGGCTATGGGCAAGGTATGACCGCCGCGCAACTTCGTGCGCAGTATGGGCTATCTGCACAGCAAGCACGCGAACAATCTAGACAGTTTGGCGCTAACTTAGGTATGCAAGGGATTGAAAGCGCAAGGGCTTCTGCGGGGCTGCTTGGTAACTTAGGCCAGCAGCAATATGCTCAAGAAATGGGGTTAATGGGCCAACAGTTTGACATAGGCTCAAAAGAACAAGCTTATGAGCAAGCGCGGCTAAACCAGATTATCCAAGACTATGCTACAGAACAGCAGTACCCATTTATCCAGATGGGCACGCTGTCTAACATGCTGCGCGGCTTGCCCATGCAAGCATCTACCACCCAGATGTACCAAGCACAGCCTTCGTTTATACAACAGGGTATCGGTGCTTTGGGTGCGTGGAACCAATTTAACCAAGCGCAACAAGGCTCTGGGCGCAAGGAAGGTGGCGCGGTAAAAGAAATGGCTGGTGGCGGTATTGCGTCGGGGGTTGACCCGAACAAGCTGCCTAGCATGATGGAAAAACTGTCGGATGAACAGTTAAAAGGCAAACTTCAACCGCAAAATAGTGACCCTCAAACACTAGGTATCGCCCAAGCTGAGAAGCAGCGCCGTGACCAAGTGCGTGGCGGTATGGCTAACGGTGGCATCATTGCTTTTAAAGAAGGCAAAACGGTAGATGAAGTAGATAACCCTTTTGAAACCAAAGCTAAGAATGAGGTTAAAACTGCGGAAGCTAAACCCGCGCCCGCGCCCGCGCCCGCGCCTGCACCTAAGCCTGCACCTAGGCAAGCAGCTGCGCCCGCTCAACCAGAAATATTTGAACAGATAACACAAAAAGGACTCACGGCTCCAAGTACTGAGCATCTAAAGCCGTTAATGGAGCAGCAAGAAAGACTTGGCAAAGAAGTAAGAGGCGGCGTAGAAGGTCAATTAGAGCGGCGTCAAGCTATGTACAATAAATACGGCGTAGACCCGTTGGCCCTTATTGACAAACACCGTCAAGAACAGCAGACGCTTTTGGAGCAAGCTAGAGGTGATGCGAAGAAGGCTGAGCATTTACGCTATGCGCAGATGTGGGCTAAGTTTGGTTCTACACCGGGGCCGCTTCTACGTGCAGCCTGCGTAGCTATAGAAGAAGGAGTGCCTGATCTATTAGATGATCAAGAGAAAGCTCGTACAGTTCAAAACAACATCAAAAAAGTTATCTTTGATCTAGATAAGGCGGAGTATCTAGAAAAGAAAAACAAATTAGATGAAGCAGAAAAGAAACATGACTCTGCTATTAGTAAGTTAGCTGAAGTAGAGATTGCGCTTACTAACAACCTAGTAAAGCAAGAGACTGCTAGGTTTGAAGTAGCTGGAAAACTTACGCAAGAGAAGATGGGCAACATCTCGGCGCAGAAGGTCGCTGTTATTAGGGAAAGCGCGGAGGGAAAAAGACAAGATACGTCTCAAAGAAGAATGGAGTTACAGGAAGAAAAAGAACAACGTAGAAGGCAGGAAAATGAGCAAAGAGAAATTGGGCATCATACCGACAGAGTAAGTAGAGGGCTGTCCGAGTTTGATAAGCAGAATAAAGACGAAGTGACTCAAGCTCAAAGCGTGCTTAGAATAAAAGGCGCTAAGCCAGAAGTTAAAGAAATGGCTAAGAAAACTTTAGATGACGTAAATGAAAAACGTCGGGCGCTTGAAGCACAACTGTTAGATATGTATCCGAGAGCTAGAGCTGGTGGCGCACCCACTACTAAAGCGCCAGCAGTAGATTTGTCTAAGTGGGGCGAGCCACAAGTTGTTACTAATAAATAAGGTGCAGCATGGTAACTTATGAAATCCGTGGGCCAGATGGCAAGAACTATCGAATTGATGGCCCTGAAGGAGCTAGTAAGGAACAAATAGTATCGGCTATTCAAGCCAAGCTTGAATCTAAAAAGACCGCTAGGGAAGAAGAGGAAGCGGCTAAAAAAGTTGAAGCCCCTAAAGCTGAACCTGAAACAGGGTTTACCGCTGCCGTTCGTTCGGGCTTTGTACGTCTGCTAAGTGACTTCGAAGCAATGAAGGCGGCTGGTAACGTAGAAGGCGCTGAGAAAAAAGCCAAAGAGCTTAGAGAAGAGGCGGCAAGAATATACAAGCAGCCAGAACTGCTTGATGCTCCGTGGGAATATATTAAAGGGCTGGCTGGTCAGTCACTCCCCTATATGGTTGCGCCGGTCGCCGCCGCTGCCGCTGCTACTGTTGCAGCCCCCACCGCTATCGCTGGCCTTGCTGCTACTGGCGCAGCGTTCACCGCCTCCGCGTTACAGTTCTCCGGGTCTAACCTTTCCCGTCAGCTAGAAGAAAATGTAGCGGCGAAAGACCTAAAGGTACTAAACGCCGTTGCCGCATCTGTGCCACAGGCCGCGCTTGATACCCTCAGCTTACGCATGGTTCCGGGGCTTAGAAATGTGTTCGCTAAAGCTGGTATTAACCTAAGCGAAAAAGAAGCTGCGCAGGTCGCTAAAGAAAGTATCGTAGGACGCGTAGCTAAATCTTCCGGGGCAGAAGGTCTTACAGAAGCTGCGCAACAAGTGTTTGAACGCGCTCAGGCAGGGCTAAGTCTGACTGACCAGAAGGCACGCAAAGAGTACTTTGACAACTTCATAGGCGGTGCAATCCTTGGCGGCGGTATAGCTGTACCCGGTGCTGCCTACGAGAAGATGAAGGCGCAGGACAAAGTCCTAGCCAAAGAAGCAGAAGATGCGCGTAAAGCGGCGGAGCAAGAAGCCGCTAAGATTAGTCAGACTGCCGTGCCTGATGAGACAGGCAACGTGCCACCCCCGGCACCGCTACCCTCCTTTGAAACAAGGCCACCAATTACAGCGGCCCCTGAAGCCGACATTGACCCAACTATTGCGCTGGCCGAAGCCGCAGCAGCACCGATTGAGGCCACGCCAGCTAAACCCGCTGAAGCCGCCCCAGAAGCAGCGCCCGCTCCTAGCGGGTTGTCAGACCTAGAAATTGAAGACGCCTACGCTGCTACAGGAGTTAACACAGAGAAGGTGCGTAAGACTCTTGAGCCGCAACTTATCGAGGCGGGCTTTGATACTAAAGAGAAACAAAAGGAATTCTTACGTAGCAAACAAGCTGAACTAGGCATTCCGAAGTTTGATCCAAAAGCTTCGAAAGAGGAGCAAGAAAAACAGCGAGAGGCTAAGAAGTCTTGGATTGAAAGTCACACGGCTAAAAAACAAACGGAGGTTACTGATGTCGAGAAGCCTACTAGAGTTGACCCAACAACAGCTCAGCCTAGCACTGTTAGTCCTGCATCAGGAGTGGGAGCAACCCCCACAGGAGCTGAAACACTTGGAACCGTTGGATTGGGTGATGCTGGAGGACCTACTACACCACCTCCTACAACAGAAGGAACGCAGCCCGCTGCATTAAAGCAAAGTGAAATAACTTTCAACGACGGCGCCACATATGTTGGGACAACCTTAAATGGTGTACTTGAAGGGCAGGGAACGCTAACTTACCCTAATGGCGACACATATGTTGGTGAATACAAAAACGGTAAACGCGACGGTCAGGGCACGTACACTTTTGCTGACGGCGATACATATGTTGGCGGATATAAGGACGACAAGTTTCACGGTCAGGGTACATACACTTACGCTGATGGCTCTGTAGAAACAGGTATTTTTGAAAATGACGAATTAATTTCGGAGGAGAAACCCGGTGTCTCTGAAACCCCTCAAGCCGAGCAAGCAGAAGCGCAAAGACAAGAAGAAGCAGCCCCCGCCGAGCGCGTAGTACTTACGCCTGAACAACTTAAGACAGGCTACAAACTACTGCAAGAGCAGTACGGCGATGAGCTACCTTCGTGGGGTGACCTTACCGCTGATATGCGGAAGGCGTTTGTTGGTGAAATAGAAGGCGCTTTAAAGACCAAAGGCATGTTGCCTTCTAAAGGCGCTGCGCCAACAGTGTCTCCTAATATTGCTGCGCTCAAAAAAGTTAAAGCGGTTATTAATTCTTATAACGAAAACCGCCCTGAGCGTATGCGGCAATGGGCTGATCTTAACGAAGATGAGCGTGCGTTGTATCTGTCTGAGATTAGAAACAACACAGCGGAAGAACAAGACAGGGCATATAACCTGTTGTATGGGTATATGAAGTCCAGTCAGAAAATAACGCAAGAAGGAATGGAAGAAGGCATCGTGCCAGAAGGCGCGTCTGTCTATGAATTAAATAAAAAGGCATACACTTCTCAACTCCCACGTTGGGGCGAACTAGACGATACAGCGCGTTCACTATTTATAAACGCGATCCGCCCCGGCATGACGTTTGATGAGAACGGTAAAGAGGTATCGCGTCAGATAACTAGTGAACAAATGGACACGGGGTTTGCTGACATTTGGATTTATTTAGCAGAGAAAGAAGCCCGCGCCCCGAAAGAAGAAGAAGGCAAGGCACAGCGAGTCGCCAGAGAAGAAGCAGCGGCTGCTAAAGAAGAAGTCGAAGTCGGTGCAGAACTGCCTCCGTTAATTAAGGCGCTTCTGGGTAAGGGCGGTGTCAAAGAAGCCCTACAGTACATAATGAGTAAGGCTAAAGGCGTACGGATAAATAGAAAAGGCCGTAAGCTTGGCTCCGTGCGGGTTGCTGAAGCACGCTATGCGGCACTTACTCGCGGGATATTTAAGAACGTAGCAGCTGCGCTCTATAAGATTGACTTCTCTGGATCGTCTGTTGTCGTAGACCCGAACAACGCTGTAATTAAACAGTTGATACGTGAGGGCAAGTTAGCCGCGTACGACCCTAAAACAGATACGTTCTACTTCACCAAAGACGGTATGGATGAGATGACCGTCCTGCATGAGATTGTTCACGCAGGCACGATCAAGATTCTGTACGCATTTAAGACCAACCCTAATAGCCTGACTCGTGAGCAGCGAGAAGCCGCTGAGCAGATCAATAAAGTATACGAGTTTGCTAAGAAGAAATTAGAAGGCAAGTATGCCAATCAGCTAGAGAACGTGTATGAGTTTGTTAGCTACGCGCTAACCGACCCACGCTTCCAAGAAGAGCTATCGCGTATACAAGCGCCTTCTCTTGCCAGATATACAAAGGCGCCTCTAGGCGCACCGTCCGGCTTTAACATGCAGACGGTTTGGTCGCACTTGACCAAAGCTATGATGAAGTTGTACGACCTAACAAAGGCTGCAACTAGGTTCTTTGAAATTAAGCCAGACTTGTATGACCAAGTGTCAAGGGCATTTGGCGGCGAGAGATACACCAAGCAGAAACTAGAAATAAACAAAGGCGTACAACGCGAAGTAGCTGTTTATCTTGAGACAGAAGATAAAAAGAGGGGGGAACTAAGCCCCGGTGTACGACTGACGTTTGAGTCTGTTAGAAATCTAAAAGACGATGTGCAAGAACGTCTTGAAGAAAACTACCCAGATGCGTTTGAAGACACGTCAGACCAAGGCGTCTTAGACTTTGTAAACAAGTACCTAAAAGACAAAGCGTTTGCAGAAGAAGTCGATAAGACGACTGCTGACATTTACAAACAAGGTAAAGTTGGGCTGTCCAAACAAGCTGGTTTTCAAGGCAACGCGCTGCTTGAGGTTACCCAAGCGTTCCAAGACATTCTAGCTGCGCCAGAGGCGGGCATCGACATAGAGGCTCTACCAGCTAAACAGGCTAAGCCAACTATACAGGCCCCGGCTGGTGGTTCTACAGATATTAACGAGCTGCGTGACAGCATCCCTAGCCCGTCGTTCAACGCTAGACAAGTAGTTAAGACATTTAGCTTGAGTAAATTTACGGAAGCTGCGGTGCGCATTTTCCAGAACGACCGTGCCGCTATTAAGAATTGGCAGCGCAGAATGTGGCTGACAGGTCGGTTAGTCGCCTACTCTACAGGGTTCAACAACATATACGATCAGCTGACGCTGTCTTCTGGTAACGCCCACTGGCTGTATACGCAATACGTTCAAGAGCATAACGAGGCTGTGCGCGAAGCAATAGCCGATTACGCAAAAGCCCGCAAGCTAGATATGGACACGGCGTTGAAAGAGCTTGGCATGTTTGCGGTGGCCTTGCATGAACCTGAGCGGCGTGAAGTCCTCTATTTGCGTACAGTCGATCTATCCGATAAACCAATACTTATCGACAAAGCTACAAAGACGCCTATCTCCCCACGAGAAGCGCGTGACGCAATCTTTAAGTATCTTGACTCAAACAAGTTAACTTTAGCTGACGCTAAGTATTTACGTAAGACGCTGGAAGATATTGTCAATGACAAGAGTAACTTGGACAGCACTGTAAGTCCTACTCTGCTAGACCGTAACGACCAGAAGTACGCTGTGGCGGGCTACACACCAGCCCAAGTTAAGGCAATGATCGCCAACTATAACCAACACAAAGCGGCGGCAGACAAAGTGTTGGACAAACTTAAAGCTGTAAACGAAGCCACTCTTGAGCTTAACAAGATGGCTAATTACATGTCTGAGTACGCCAATAACTATTTGATGTTCTACGGGTTTAACAGCTACGTTCCGTTTAAGGGCAAGAACTTTAACGAAGACAAAGCCGACATGTTCAACCATGACGGGCGCAAGTTGGGCGGTGACTTCCAAGAACAGCAACATACGTTTGAAGGTCGCTTGACGGTTCCTGATAACCCGTTGCTACAAGTTATGGCAGACGGTGCGAAAGCCGCTATGCGGGCTGGACGGCGCGATGTGACACAGGCCATCTACAATGCAGTGAAAGAAAAAACATTAGATGGCGAGATCATAGAGGAAGTAGATTTTAAAGACCGCGCCAATGACGACTTACTGCAAAGGCTTAAAGGGGACACAAAAGTATTCCATTACATGCCTGACGGTAAGGTAGCTATTATTCAGATTAATGATACGCAACAACGCGAGGCTATCCGCCGCACTTACCGCGATACCAACCCTGCGTTGGACTACATGGTTAACACCATGAATAACCTAACTGGCAAAGTTGGGCAGATGCACACCCGCTTCAAGCCGTCGTTCGCCCCTGTTAACTTTGTGCGTGACGTGCTGACTAACGCTTGGACTATTGGTGCTGAAGGCAAGGGGTTACTTGGCCCACTGCAATCGTTCCGTTATCTAAGTTCCGTTGCACTAAACATAGTCAAGGGGGACTTAATTAGATCATGGCGTGCCGCTGCGCTGTACTCACAAGGCAAAACTGGGGTACTTGAGCGGCTGGCAAAGAGTAATCCCTACTATAAAGACGTGCTGGATTACTATGAGTCAGGCGGCAGAGTGTCTTACATACAAGGCATCGCGCCAAAAGGTCAGTTAGACCAGCTTCTTAAAGCCCCAAGTGGCAAGATTGACGTAAGCGGCGTTACTCGCTTGTTTGATATTTGGGTCGATACGTTTGAAACTGCTTCGCGTGTGGCGGCGTTTAGGCTAACTAAGTCAAACGAGATGGCTAAGCTATCTAAACAACCCGGCTTGTCTAAGAAAGAAATAGAAGAAGCCGCGACCAAGACAGCTGCGGCGTTCGCCAAGAACCTAGCTAACTTTGAGCAAGTAGGTGAGTGGGGTAGAAGTCTTGGTGCTCTGTTCATGTTCTACCGCCCATCAGCTACTGGTGCAGTGCGTGCTATGGATGCTGTTGCCCCGGCGTTTCGCAATAAAGAGTCGGTAAAACAAAGCTTGCCTGAATACGCCCGCGCTGCGCAAATCCGCCATGAGCTTGGTAAAAACCCTACGGCTAAGAAAGAAGCAGAGCTAAAAGCAGAATTAGCTACGTTGGATAAAGCTTTAGCCACATTTGATAAGAACTACGGGCAGCTACAGACAAGTTCACGCTTAATGGTAGGCGCTTTAGCCGGTGCCGGAGTTACTTTGTATTTAATGGCGCAGGCAAGTTCAGACGATGACGAGCTAGGACGTAATAGAGTATCAACTGATGATATGGCTCGATGGACTAAGTTTGCCCGACTGCATTTACCGGGGTTTGATAACCCAATTCAGTTGCCGTGGGGCTTCGGCTTGGGCGCTTTTGCGGCGCTAGGTTCTCAACTCGCTGCCATGACTGATTCGGAAAACCCGACTAAGCCGACTGAAATCTTCGGCAACATGATAGACATCGCAACGGACTCCTTTCTCCCGCTGCCGTTCTCTCGCATTCCTTTAACGGAAGACCCCGGACGCAAGATGTTGGACAGTATATTGCCTAGTATCTTCCGTCCAGCGTTTGAGTATTACATGAACATGGATGCGCTAGGGCACCAAATCTATAACAACCGGCAAAGCCGGTACGGTGATGCGTATACAGGGGGCGACAATATACCGGAGGCATTTAAAGACGCTGCAATATTGTTGGCAGAGTCAACCAACGGGAAGATAAACTGGAGTCCTAACGTAATGTATTTCTTCTTTAATAATTATGTGGACGGTGTATCGTCGCTAATTAATAGCCCATACAACATGGCGCTTTGGATGTCGGGCAGTAAAGACTTTAACTCACACACCGACACCATGATCTTCGACAGCTTCTTTGGATCAAGGTCTAACTTTGACGCGCGGCAATGGTCTAAAGTTGAAAAAGACCTAGAGCAACGGGCTGAAAAAATTAACATGTTTAAAAATGACCCAGCTAAATACTATGAGTACTTAGCTGAGAATCCGTTCGACGCTATGTTAGTTAAGATGTACAACGGCGATGCTAACAAGAAGCTAAAAGACCTACGTGAAGAAGCTAACAAGTGGCGTACCATGAAAGGGTTAGACGTTAAAACAAGAACTGACCTTGTCAAAAACGTCGTGCTTCAGCAGAACCTTCTTAAGTACAGCCTAGTACAGAAATACAAAGCGTTTGGCGTAGAGCCTTAAGCAACACGCCAAACACGTACGCCCAGATGACCTTCTTTATGGCAGGTGTAAATCTTTACCCGTACCTCTGCCTTCTTAGCTGCTACGTCAGCTAAATAGATCATCTGGGCTGGACGCAAAGTAGGTACGAAAAAGCTATCCCCTACATTCATGTAAGCGTACGGAAAAACCCATTCGGGTTCCTCAGTCAGCCTCTCCATGTCCATCGGAGCCAAAGAAAGAACTTGGGATTTTTGTTTCAAAGACATAGCAATTTACGTTCATGTTTTTGTCTAGGATGCTAAACGCGCCCTTCCAACCAGAGTCCAAACGCATCTTCTTCGTCCCGACTAAGATACCTTTGTCCTTCATCGCCTTCTCAAACTCGCGTGAACTAAGTTGTTTCTCACCGAGATACTTTTTGAATTCGGTAGTGGAGATATAGACGTGCCCGGTCGCAACGTCGATCCGCCCGACAAGTGATGCTCTCGGTTCATACGTAACCTTGCCATCATTAATCCCAAGAAAACCTGTATAGAACTTGTTGATGTATTCTCCGACGAGTCCTTCATAATCCATGTGCCCCAGTCTAACTACGTTGTCACGTAGGTTAATCATCTCATACAGCACGCGGTCATAAATTCGGTTCAACTCAAAGTCAATGATGTTGAACTCATTAGCCACCATGCCGCCTGTAAACACTGCGCAGATGTAATCTTTATAGAAACGATAGATGTCGTCTGCCCCAAAGTCTTTTTCAAACCTTGCCAGCCAGTACGCTATGCGGTCTAGCAAATCGTTCTCGCCTAGTATGTAAAAGCCCTGTACTAGTTTGATGCCAGCATGACCGTAGTTATACCGTAGTGGGTCAAATATGCGGCGCCCCATATGAGGGTCTTCTATCATGGCGCGGGGCTTTTCAATCATCAGCTCAATCAACCGCGCCATCTCCCCGTTGGCGTAGCTCTTCTTCTGCATAATAAGATCAAGCATGGGTTGGTTGGATGTAAGCATCGCTATAGATGAGGCTACTAGCTCATGCTCCCGTTCAGCGTTGACCGATCCCTGCATCCTGATCTTGGCTTTACCCTGCGAGACTGCGTGAATAAATCTAGCCACCTCGTCTCCGGGCCTGTTATGCGCTTCGTCTAGTCCGTATGGGATATTTTTGAAGGTAACGTATCGCGTTATTAATCCATTCTGTGTCGCGTCCAGCACCCACATATCCTTCGGGTTCCCCCATGTACTCAGGTTCGCCATGAGCGCACCAGTCTTCGCATTCCCCGATTCCCCGGTGAATGACAAAGTTACGCCACTTGTAGATGTCAAATTCATTAGCGGCGCGCCGAAGCCGGTAAGCGCACCAAGGGCGTGTAGCTCCATTGATGGTCGATTCAGCTCTTGCACACATTCTTGCCATTTTTCAAATGTCCCCTTTGGGTCAAACATCTTAGCCACGCTACGGATAATCGGCGCAACAGCCGCCTTCACAACAGTGCCATCGCGCTTAACCATTTGATTGCCAATAACAAACTCGTCACCAAAGCGTTTGCCGCCTTCAGTGACTTCTGTCCAGCCCATTTGCATCTGGACTATTTCTGCGGGAACCGTACTAGCTAAATACTTTCCCCATTTATTTAAATATCCCATGAGGTGCACCATCAAGTGAGGTAGTGGGATGATGTCGTGAAACAGCAAAGACTTCTTCAGCTCATCCGTTGACTGAAGAATCCTAATAGGCAGCAAAAATTCTTTTGGCGGGTCTTTGGGTAACAGCAGCCGCATCAGCATCAAAGCCCCGTCTGTCTTGCTGTAGAGCCGCTCTACCGGAAACAACTCGTGCTCGTAAATCAATATCGGGTCTTGCTCAATCTTGTTTCCCTTCTTATCTTTTTCAGGCGGTGGCTGGTAATAAATGCCGCCTCTCTCCGCTCTAAAGTACGGAAACAAGTACTGCGGGTGATCTGGAATTAGGCTCTTTGAAACAGCTTCGGTATCCTCGTCCTGCCGAACTGTGTCCGCCTTAGCGACTTTGATGATTCTTCCGAGGGCAAGAGGGTTAGTGATGCTTCCTCTGTGCTTGCAGTTACTACAGACATCGGGGTTGATGTTGTCAAACACTTCGCAAGAATAAGGCTTGCCTTGCCGCTGGTGTGCTTTCTTTTCTGTTTCTTCCCAACTATAGCCGGGGTAGTCGCAGGAGATTGCGTGGATTGCTTCATCTCTGTCGGTGCAGTGTTGTGCGATAGACAGCACGGCTGTCCATACTGGTTCAGGGAGCGTTTGTCGGTTCTCGATTGCCCACTTAATTTGCTCACACCCATCTCCTTCCATGCTACGGATTGCGATCTTGTCGAATACCGTCTCGTAGTTGTCCATCTTCAGAAGAGCCCTAGTCTCTTCGTCAAGCCCTTTCGGAACACTCTTTAGGACATCAGCCGCCGCTATGTTAAATTCTTCTACGCCAAGAAACTCTTTAAACGCTTCAAAGGAGTAAGTGTGTATCTCGTCAGTCAGTACAGCAGTAGGTGACGGTGGGTCTGTCTTGTAATTAAACGTGTCAGGACAGCGCAGGATGCGTGAAACATCTGCGGTGACTACGGGGTCAATCTTTATGTGTTCAAGGCAGAACGCTTTGAACTTCTCAGCGTAAGGTTTCCACTCTGCTACGGGGATGTCTTCGTCGAAGAGCCAATAGGCGTGGACGCCTGTACCCGAATCGATAATGACCGGTGGAGGGAGTTCTTGTCCACCCACGAATCCCGATAGATGCTCAAGAGCTTCTTCTTTTGTTCCGTATCCTTTGCCATCTCCGACATCGAGATCGACGAAGAATGAACGTAGGTATTGCGCATCCTCTGCCTTTCTAGAATAACCTTCGAAGGTTGCAAGTGCCACATAGACATTATCTCCGCCCAACGAGAACTGTCGTGCAATAGTTTCAAGTTCATCAAGGCTCTCCGTAAACCTTTGCGTTATCTTGTGCGTCTTTGGATGGATTCGTGCCACACAATAGACGCCCTGCGAAGGCAATGCTTTCTCGTAAAATTGTTTTATCATATCCGCAGAGACAGAAAGGGCAGAGCAAAAGCTCTGCCCGGTTGTACAAAAGTGCCGTTACTTAGGAGCAGAACGTACTGCAGTTATTCCCGTAACTATCGCAGCAAGTTGTACACATCACAGCACGTCCGTTGTAAAAGTAGCTGTGTGTGGTGCAGCCAGCGTAAGCCATGCCAGCAGAAGTTAACGCCCAGATTACAAATAGTTTTTTCATAGCGGTTGCCCTATCATGTTTTCGAGGTAGGCTTTAGCTTCTTTCAATGACTTAACAGGCAGATCACCACTTGCTGTATCTTTCCTGAGCAAAGAAATCATAGCTAAAGCCAGCTCCTCGTTCTTACCCCGTAGAATCGCGCCCCTAAACCAATTATGTATTGTTATACGAGACACGTTGAGTGCCTGTGCAACATACTTGGCTGGTAGATTAGCCTTCACACATTCTTGCGCCAGCATGACGCCAACACGATGGGTGTTCTTGCTAAACACTTCATCAATAAATTCTTTGCTGTAAGGACGCGGCATTTTTCCTCTTATGACTTCTTAGACCATTTTTTGATGACATCAGACGCTTCAGTAGTCTGCATCACCGGCTTTTTAGCGCTCTCGCGCACAGTCGGTTCAGCTACATCCACCGTAGCTTCTCCTTCCTTCTTCTTGTACACGGTCAACTTAATTGCTGCTTCAGCTGCCGCGCTCTTACCCTGCTGACTAATAATGTCAAAGTCTTTAGGATCAACTGCACCTGCTGGTGAGAACAACACTTTCGGGAACTGCACCTTAGTGTCGAACGCAACCTTCGTTACCACGCGACCTTTGGATACGTTGTTACTGGCAAGCATCCCAATGTACGACTTGAAAGGCCAGCGTCCGTTTTCCTCTTTGCCAAAAGTCGAAGCTGCGGGGATAACGAATTCCAGTACGTCACCACTTGGGTCTTGTGGTAGGACGACAGCTGTGCGCCATGACAGTTTACATTTCGCGCCAACACCGGAATCGTTCGAGCCCTTAGCTGAGTTCGGGCAAACATCGCACGTTGGAGCACAAGGGTGCTCAACATCATCGTCGGGCTTAACGGAGTCGTTTGACCAGCAGATCGGAGAAACGGTTTTTCCTTCTTCATACGTACCCTCGTAGCATTGACGCGACGCGCTGTGTGCCATACGAACAAAGATCACGTTCATATGACGGTCTTCGATACTGCCTACTTCTTTGCCGCCTACCATCTTGCGGAACACACCGCCTTTGATAGACAGACGCTTAGTCTGATTACTACTACCACCCGCAACTGCGGCGGTATCTTCATCAATACCCGACTGAATGATTGACGGGAAGTTTGCTAGGATTGTTGCGAGTTCTGTACTCATAATTAACCTCAACTAAATTTAACTAACACGGGACGTGGGCTTACGAACTGTGATGGTGAACTCACGCATCACATTCACTCCGGGCGGTAGTCCTTCATGATGCCGCTCAGACATGAATTCTTTAAAATTACCTTGATGCAAACGCGCTTCAAACAACTCAACTGCACCTGTCTCTAATACGAACTTGTTGAAGTTATCGCGGTCAGCGCAGGTGTAGCGTTCTTTCAATGACTTAATTACTGTGCCGCTGTCAGTGCGCAGACTCTCAACCTTCATGTCGTTACACCCTGCCAGCATCTCTTGTTCAAGGATCGCCATGTCAGCCTTCAGCTGCATGTCGCGTTCTTTGTATTCCGACTCGATCTTTTCACGCTCATTTCGAATAGTCAAGTAGGCTTTAACTAATTCATTCATATCCTTCATAGGTTTTTTCTCCTAGTTCTGATCTATACAGATCGATAAGTTTCTCGTGAGAATCAACTTTGCTTTGCAGCATCCGATACATCTTCCGTTCAACCTCTGAGCCTTGCAGGTGCACTACTGTCATACGATTCTTCTGCCCCACACGATCAATACGGGCAATACATTGCAGGTATGTTTCGACAGACATAACCGGCGACCAGAAGACGATTGTGTTTGCAGCGGTTAACGTGACACCGTGTGACGCTGCTTGAGGCTGGATGACAAGCACTCGCGGTTCAGGCGTAGATTGAAATTTATTAACAATCCTAGTGCGTTCATTGCCTGACACGCTTCCGTTAATAACTTCATTAGTGATACCGTTTTCAGCTAAGAATCTCGATAACATTTCGATAGTGTGCGTGAACGGTACAAACACCAGCACCTTGTGTTCTGTTTCTTCTAACACCTCCATAAGCGCGTTGAGCCGGGGCTTCACATCAAACTCCACTACCTCACGCGCATCTGAGTACACGGCCCCGCCCGCAACTTGCAACAGCTTGGATAGCTTCGCTGCGGCATTTACTGCGCTTATCTGTTCCCCCGCTGCTTGTACTAGCATCTCCTCTTTCAGTGCCTTGTAGTACTTCGCTGCCTGTGGGGTCAGTGGTACTTCGCGGGTCTGATACAACACCTCTGGCAGATCAAGGCATTCTTCTTTTGAGAATCTGATAGCAGGTTGTAGCGCATGGAATACAGTATCTTTAGATGACGGCTTTGGTATCCATTTAAATCTAGTTAGCTGAGTCATGACCTTATCGCGCCACGCCGTCGCGTACTTAGGAACACGGTTCGGTGACACCAGCCGAGCCAGCCCAAACGCATCAAGCGGTGACTGAGAAGCGGGTGTGCCGGTCAACATCCAAAGCCTAGTCTCAGGCTTAATTAGTTTTGCTAACAACCGCCAGCGCACAGTGGACGTAGTCTTGTAGGCGTTAGCCTCGTCCACGATGATCAGGTCAAACCCCCCGCTGTTAATCTCATTAAATAGGATGCCCACGCCATCGTAGTTAACAACTATGAACTCGTAGTCTCCGCTGATTATTTTCTTACGCTTAGCGGCGGGGCCATACGCAATCCCTACCGTGCGGTGCATAGCTGCTTTGAAGATATCGGCTTGCCACGCCGAATACATAATTGTCAGAGGGCACACAACAAGCACGCGTTTAACCAGCCCCAAGCTCATTAAATAGTCAGCCGCCCATATCATCGACGACGTTTTGCCTGTACCCGCTTCGTTAAAACAGAACGCGCGGCGCCTTACCGACATGAATGAGGCGGTAGTTTTCTGGTGGTCGAACGGTTTAAAGATGCCCGGCCAGCTATAGTCTTTGAGTATGGGTGATGGGATATTGTCGTAGCCGAAGGACTCAGCTAGAAAGGTAACCTCATCAAGCCCCCAGTTGACCAGCAGTTCGGTGTGGGTCTTGCCGCGATTCAATGCTGCGGACTTTTCGATGTACTTGAGAACGACATCTGCGTCCTCGTTAGGGGCGGTAAAACGGAGGGCGGACTCGTCCACCACTGTAAACTTAATCGTACTCAATTTAACCTCACTATAAACTTAACGATGCCCCTTACGGGGGCTAGTCGGTTAACTCCGTGCCGTAGGAGCACTACTCCGAAAGGGGGGCACTAGTTAACTGATGTGGTTTATTAGAGGGGGCAAACCTTCCAAAACCCCTCGCCCACTCACACCTTACGGCGGGAAGACTATTTCTTACGTTCTCTCTTGCTTACCTCAGACACTAACGCGCTTGAGGAACTACGTTTGAACGAACGATTCTTCGACGGTGACTGTACCATCACTCCATCTGCATTACTACCGCCTTTTGATAAAGCAACACGGTGAGCAATGTCTTTACCCTCTCGTGCATCAGCTTTACCGTTGCCGTTACCGTCCTTGCCTTTTTTATCCATTGCACGACGCGCGCGTTGACGCTCCATGCGATCAGGGTGTTCGCCTCTGGCTTTCTCCTGCTGATACTCTTTCTTGTACGGACGCGCTTTGTTTACGTATGGCATCTTTAGCTCCGTGAATAAAATTGTTGTGATATTCCTCGTCAGATTCGTCAATGCAACGCCAATGAGTTGGCTTGCGGTTAATTGGGTTAATCCCTCTGCCAATAATCATTATCTAGTCCTATGAAACTCGCACTCTGTTACAGGACACCAGCCACATAGCGGTGTCGGGTTTGGTTGCCACGTATCATTCTCAAACGACAACGCTAGGCGGTCCAAGTCTGGCGTAAAGTTATTCCACAGCTCATCAATCTGACTACGGTCGTATTCTTCTGGTATGAAGTTGTTGTGCATCACAAACAGCAGACCAGCTTTAATCTTCTGTACTTCAGGAAAATGTGCAAACGTCATTAGCGCCATTAGTCGTAACTGTTTTAGATCAGGGTACTTGTCGCTCCCTGTCTTGTAGTCAACGATGAACGCTACGTCATCTGACACAATCATTAAATCCACAATCCCCCGCACCCAGTAGCCTTTGCCGTAAGAGCAGGGTTGTCTGTTTATATCTAACGCCATTCGATATTCAGGATAGCGCGTCCCATCGATCTCAAGCAGCGGGTCAACCAAGGGAGCAAACCGCTTGTAATTGTGGGGTAACTCTGTTCCGTCCTTCGTGTAGTTCTCCAACGCTGTATGAACTTCCGTGCCATAGAGCATTTGGTGTGTGGGCCTAATGTCATATCTCTTTAAAACTTTTACCTGTTGATATTGTCTTGGGCAATTAATGTACTGTTTCAAACTGGAAAACGACCACGTAACTGAACTCATAGGGGTACCTTTATTTGTTAACACTCTCCGTAACTATGCCCCCATTTTGCTTCACATGCAACAGGTAGAGTCGGAGCCCAGACCGGTGGTGTGGACATCTTTTCTATGACGAATTCCATAGCTGTTTCACGCTCCGCCTCCGGCACAACAACCACCGCTGCGTCATGCACGGTCAGAACGACGCGATGCCTTTCATTAATAGCAAGCATCTGCTCCCCTACAACAATCCTAGCCAACGCTTGCACCACGTTCTCGACCACCGCCCCGCCCCAGATACTGATCTCTCCCTTGCGCGACTTGTACTTGTACTGAGACTTCTCCCCCTCAGTGTCATACCGCAGCTTCGGGTAACGGATAAACAAACCATTCGGCAGACATATACCCTCTTCCGTCACCTGCAACACCTCGTGCTGCCCCAGATAAAACGGATCAGACAGCGCGTCCCAGTTGGCTATTTCCCCTAACGCTTCGTCGCATTCTTTCCATAAAGAAATGATATTGTCGTTGACCTCACGATACAGATTTACTATCGCCTGACATTCTTCATCGGGAAGCTGGACGCTAATCGGCTGCGATGTCCCAAGCGTGTGCTGTAACTTTCTCCAGCCTGTGCCGTAGCCCAAACCGAGAACGCATGTCTTGCCAACGAATCGCTCTTCTGGGTTCTTCTTTGTTATGTCTCGGTTGTAGACTTTGGAAGCAAAGATTGAATATACGTCTTCGCCGCTGGCGAATTGTTGAACAACATCATCTTGTCCTGCCAACCAAGCCAGCACCCGTGCTTCGATCTGGGAGGAGTCGCAGTTAATGACCACGTAGTTGTCTGGTGGAAGTACGGCGTTCTTGAGGGTCTTCTTCTTTTTATCTCGGCTAGGAAGATTCTGGAAGTTAACTTTGTCTGAACCACTCCATCGTCCAGTATGTGCGCCGTAATATTTAAGGGGGATGGGTAGTAGTCCTCGATTGCGCTTTCCAATGTCGATGAATCGAGTGATGCGTGACTCTTCCAGAGTTGACTTAGTTCCAAGTCTGACTGCACACAGTTGCTGGACAAGTGTATTCTCGTGTTTCGACAGTTCGATAAAACCCTCGTCGTTCTTCGCCAATGCGAATGTCTCCTTGCCTGTGACTGGACTGAGCTTTCGTGGTACCTCCACTGGCGGGTCAAGGGATTCGAGGAGGGCAGCAAACTGCTTATTGCTTGCCAGCTTCTTTCTAACAGCTTCTTCATCATCGCACTTTAAATCCTCTTTTAAAGTAGCCAGCAGGGAGTTCTTCTCTTCCCGCAAGTCTTCTAGCCGTTGAACCAGCAACGCATCGTCAACCTGAAACACCGGCTCGATGAACATGCGTAGCGTCATGTCAATAAGTTTTACCTCATTGCCGGGGAACTGCGGCGCCATCAAGTGAAACAACTTGTAGGTTAGTTCTGTATCATTCTTGCAGTAGTCACCGTAGGCCGAGAGTTGTGCAGGAGTGAAGTCTGCCCTGCGCTTGCCCAACGCTTTGACTACCTCGTCACCCTTCTCACCAATCCTATATCGCTCAGCCAACGCGCTGAGACTACCGCCAGCATCCACACCGTGTAATGCTCTTGCCATGCACAGCGTGTCTAGATAAAAAGCGGGGCGAATACCGAACCGCCAACCAAGTATTGCCCCGTCGAAAAGAGTGTTGTGGCATAGAAGCGCGGAGTCTGACCAATCGGTTAGGTCAGTTAAGTGTTTCTTTAGTTCGTCGTGTGAACCAGAATACCAATACGCGGTAGCGTCATCGATCTTGATGCCAACCCCAATCTCTTCAAACTGCTTGTCGCGTATGTATTCCTCAGTAGTTAAGTTTTTAAACCCAAACCCCTCGGCGTAGTACGTCTCAAAATCAAGTGTTATTAGACTCATTTTTAATTAGTTTTCTCATCTCTTCGTAGGCGTCTGCGCTTTGCTTGTGGGTTTTCGCTGTCATCATTTCGTGCGCTGCTTCGTACACACGCGCAAGCCCAATCAGTACAGCGGCGGCTTCAAGGTCGTTCTCATCGCGTGGCATCTCCTGAAAGTTATTGGCTAGACGGACAGCTTGGCGGGCTAGTTTCATGACGCTTCCATGCCGCATCGAATAACTGCATACCCTATATCCCCCATGTACCCGCCACAAAGAGAATCCCCGCTTCGCGTGTAGCAAGATATTTCGCCTTTATATATGCAGTCTTCTGGGTGTAAAGGGAATGCGCCCTCGGTACTGTTGGGGTAAGGTTTGATTGCTACTGGGCGGTACTTGATTAAATGTATTTTGTTTTGATCGTCAGCGTATATTTCAGTAATCATCACAGTTTCCTTTGGCAAGCAAATGCCTGTATGTCAACACGAAACGCATTAGCGAACTTGCAGTCGCCAGCGATGCGCCCCTCAGTCTGAACAATTCCTATCCACATACCAAGTACAAACAGCATGATTGCAACGAATGACTTAGCCCAGACAGCGTTAAGCCACGCCCAGACAGCTTTGTAGTTGATAGTGTCGATAATCATTTTTCACCAATTCTCTTGATTGCCCTGCCTGACCAGAAAACACTAAACGGTTCATGTTGGAACACGCGCTTCTCCAGACTCAAGTCTTTAGCGCCTTGATAAAAACTATTCGGTGACATTGTCTTGACTAGCCGGATAGCGTCATCTATGTGTGTTCTATCTTTTGTAGCCACGTATCTTTCGTAACCACGAACCAGACAATCACGATACTTCTGTTCTAGCATCTCAGTCTCCTAGTTTTAGTCTCGTTGAACTCAAGCACACGCCTGTCATCTTGTCGTACATACTGCCCGTCACCGAATCAACAAGTATGTGCTGTATAGAAGTAACAGATGTTTCCCTGTCGTATACCTCGATCTCGAACGGTATAAATACGCGCTCTAGGTCTCCGAGGATATCACTACTAACTACCCTCTTGATACCGATTATTTTATTTTTCTTCGTGTGCTTCTTTATCAGAAACGCCATATCAACTTCTTTGATGCAGCCGTTGCTGTATCGAATTTTTCTTTCTTCAGTCACGCGTTCTTCTCCATCTCTTTCCCTGCTTCCACGCCCATCTTGTAAGCGTCTTCCCAGCCATTGACATTGACTGTTGCCGCGTCCCAACCACGCGAAAACGCCTCCCAATGCGAGGACTTCTTGATCGTATCCCAATCGTATTCGACGTAGCGATTGGATTCTTGCATCCACATAAGCCATGCTTCTTCTTTGGTCATGTGTTCTCCTCCTTGTACTGCCTCAATTTATTTTTCTTCCAAAGCATATCGTCCAGCAACTCATAAAATCTTTTCAGCCGATCTTCTGCGCCTTTACTCTGCTCCATCGCTTGCTCAACTTCTTCAGTCGTCAGCCCAACCCACTCTTTCTTGACCACAACACCTTCGTCCACTCTGTCATCGTAAGCAGCGCAGCCTCGCTCGTAACAGTCTTTGTTCAGAATCATGGCGCACCTCTCTCGCGGATAGCGAACGCGCAACTTACCCAAGACGCATCGACTCGTTCACCTTCAGCCTCACACACCTTCGCACACGCCTCGCGCTCTGCTGCTGCGACTAATTTTGCGAAACTTCTTAAAGCGTAGTGCTGATCTTTTGATGGATATGGCAAAAACTCTCTTATCAATTTACTCAATTCTTCATCAGTCATGGCGCACCTCTCTCCCTTATCGCTGCGGCTATCGCCAACGTGCCATAGCCCTCTATGCCCATCTGTTCAACCAACGTAGCTATCGCTTCACGGTCTGCTGAAGTGATAAGACGCGCAAGCGCCTCCAAACTGTTGACCGATTCTTTTACGTTGCCCTCGTATCTGTGAAACTGAAATCCTGCCTCGTGTGCCATCCTGATCAAATCTTCGCGCACTTTGTTCTCCCGATCAAGAAATAAATATTAATCAAACTTTACAAATCAATAGTCGTCCTCGATAAAATAACTCGGTACGCGATCTTCTATGCGACGCCGTATCTCAACTTTTGTTTTGTTGATCTTTGCTACATCGGGTTTGGTGTACAGCCCACGCGCATCTGGCTTTATCTTTTCAGTCACTGGTTTCAAATAGAGTTCTTCCATCGTATAAAAACTTTCTTTGCAACCTGTACAACGGCGCTGTCTTCGTATCCCCTTTTCTGTTTTTATTGTATTGACGACACATGATCTTTTATCACCGCATTGGCAAAACATAATTAAGCACCTTGAATAGACAAAAAAATAGCGATTCAGGTCACCCTGAACCGCTATATAAAAGTTAAATGTGTTGCGCGAGAATCTCACGCTCCAAGTACCACTTCGCTTTACGTAGGTCTTCTACGCGATTACCTTTGTGGTCGGCTCGTGTAATGTACTTCACCACGTTGCCCAAGTTATAGTTGAGCTGCTTGGCCTCGATGAAGTCAATCGTCTCAATCCCTCCTGTGGTGTAGTGCGGTGGGTTGTTAACAAAGTCCACATTCGAATTACCAAACTCGTAGTGCGTAACTTGCGGCACGTCTCCCGAACCCCGCATACGCGTCTTGTAACGTGGTGTAGTATCCACTGATGAGGATGGGATCAACCTCGGATTCGGCTGTACTACATACTTCGCCAACGGCGAACCCGCTGCGATTAGATCGACTACCTTATCCTTCAACGTCTTTCGCACGTAATACACATTAGCGATGTTAACGCCCAAAGCTGTTGCAATATCTTTTGGTATCGCGTTTGGGTGCTTCTTCATGTATGCGCGAATACGCTTTGCGTCAGTTCTTTTAGCCATCTTAGTTTCCCTCTCGGTTGTGTTTAAATAAATAGTCATCACGATACTCGGATGGTGGTGTCCATCCATGCTTACGCCAGACTGCTTGCACGTTCGCCCCCGGCTTCCACTTAAAGTCATCTATCAGACGACTATGTTTTGGCTGAGAGCGAAAGATTCCTGCTTCGGGTACGACCATGTAGTCATCCCCCACGACTCTGAATTTCATGGTTTATTAACTCCTCTAGTTGTGAGACGTTAGTCTCGTTAATCAACAAAGCAATGCCACCGCACTTGCGTATGTCCTCTAAGTTTTTTAGTTGAAGCGCAGTTGGCTTGCCGCCGTTGGCTTTGTACTCAACAGCGACAAACCACCCACGATAACAACCAACGTCATCAGGTACACCGCTTCGACCATACCCACCAGAGAACGGAGGAAAGTGATACATCCCCATCTTGGTAAGTATGGCTCGGCCTTGCTTCTTAACTTTAGCTTCGGGTGTCACCTTTTAACTCTTCCAGTTGTGTTTCCGTCAAAATTACCACCATGTATCGCTTGGATAATTGCCAGCCGATAGTCTCAAACCCTTCGAACGGAAGCATTGAATACAACATGATTGCAAACGATGGGTTATCATGCTCAGTCAACGTATCGTCAATTAACAGTTCAGGTTTGGCTGAAGCCTTAATCATCGACAGCTTCAGCGCAAGAAAGTCAGGCAACGTGTCCGACGTAAACTTTCGTACAAAATTATCTCCAACGAACACGGTATGTATATCCCCTTCCTGATAAATAGGAACGCGATAATACTTCTGACTCTCGTCCTCTACATTAGCTGTAAGCGGCGATAAGTACATCATACAAGGAACAACCATCTAGGCTTGGCCGGAAAGAAATCATGACGCCATCCGTCAGTATCTACTCTGTAGAGACCTAACTCCTCGTTGTAACTATCACGGCCTAACGGAAAGAACTGCTCCTCGCCAACGAACCTCATGTCTGGGTCATCCTTTTGTCCAAGTACTTTGTACATAGCCAAGCGAGAGGCGAAGTCTGGGTCATCCATGAATCTATCAACGCGCTCACACTTGACTGCTACAGGTCTAGCATCGTCTACACGATAGTCCTCATCAAGTTTGATGCCAATGTTTATCTCACCTTTGAGGAACGTATCTGTGCTGTCGTACATGAGAAACTTTACTGGTTTGTCAAACACTTCTTTGACTATATTTAGTTTTTCCTCTCTAGTCTTATCGACCTTATCGTAATCGTCAAGAATTTTCTTAAATTTCTCCATTGATTCTAACGATAGATTCTCCAAAGGCTGATAGCCAAAAGCTACCTTCAACAAACGATGCAGAGACTCGCCGTTCAGAGGATTATGTTTACCCACATTCTTTTGTTTTGCCAACACGATATTAACTAGATCGTAAAAGTGATTAAGTTTGACAAACACCTCTAACGAATCATTGGGCAACAGGTGATACTTTTCTATGTTACGCATCAGTACAGACACTTTCGCGGCAGCATAGGTCATCCTGTCCTCTGTCGTACGCCCGCGCTCCTTCGGTGTAATTACTGTGCGGAAAGTGTATTGCCCATCACGATTAAAACCAGCAATACCCAATACCATGCCCTCGTTGTTTGCTATGTAGAAACAGTTGTTCTCGTCGTCTACAGACCAGTTGGATTGTTTTATCCCTATCACATGCAGCTTGTACTTATGAACAATCTCACGAACCAGCGGGTATGCTTTCGTCATGATGATTTGCGATTCAGCTATACGTGAACTCATAATTGGATGGATCATGTTATTCCCCTTCGATGATTAGTTTCTTACCGCTTGGTGGTACAAAGCGGCTGTTGCCTTTCACAAGCCACAGCGTATCGACTGTCGCCGCCCATTGGATGTTGTCCTCAAGGTAACCGTCAGTCAGTATCACCGCGCAGTCTGGTGTGAGTTTGTTCTTGATGATGTACTCCGATACACAGGAAGCCCGTGTACCACCGCCGCCTTGTGGCTTAAGTAGCTTTCGGATGTTGTCGTAGTCATCAGTAAACACTTGCTCCCCATGCACATGCGTATCCCACCACAGCACACGTACCTTCTCTGGCCTACAAGTCTCACACGCAGCAGCAATCTGTACTGCTACCGCAGCCAAATCTGCGTCACCTATCGAGCCTGAAGTATCCACAGCGAACAGCACTTCTGTGATGGTCTCAGACTCAACGCTTGGCGCAAGAATGTCATTGGCAAGCAAACTGCGATTGAACCTACGCCACGTTAGTTCATCTGCGCCACGTACCGATGTCTTGACGTAATCCTGCAACTCCTTACGCCAATCGACAGGGGATACCAGAGACTCCTCTAGCTCTCGCGGCATCTTAGTTCCAAGCCGACCAGCAAGCATCCCGCCCTCGCGCAACGCTTTGCCGATCTTCTCTTCTAACTCTTTCATCTCTTCCGGTGTCTTACCCTCCGTACCTTGTGCGTCATGTTCGTCGGAGCCTTCGGTTGAATGTGTCTTACCGTTAACTACGACTTCACCCTTCCCTGAACCGTTAGATTGTCCGCTACCGTCCGGCTGTGTCCGGCTTTGTCCGCTACTGTCCGGCGGTGGTGGGTTCTGCTTCTTGAGATCGTTGTATATCTCACGCACAGACCAGCCATCGTAGTGAGGATCAAAGATGCCCCCCTCCGGTAGCTTGCATAGCTTCTTGTCATTCAGTCTGTTGATGATGTTGTTGACCACGATGTCCATTGCCACGTTAGCCAGCAAGCGGTTCTCATCCATCAAATCCTTGTGTCGAGGAATGTGCATCAACGCTACATGTAAATTCTCATGCAGAATCAACCCGCGTAGTTCTTCGTCACTCAGCTTCTCAATGAACTTGGCTGAATACTTCTTGTTGAGCCCATCGGTGTACGCAGTAAACATCTCGTCTGATACATGAGATTCACCTGCCATGATCACGCCTGAGTACAACGCCGTCTCTGGATGTCGCATCAATGCGATATGATTCTTTTTCATCCTCTCTTCTGGTGTGATGCTAATCATCGGTTCACCCTTTCCTGAACTGTTAATCAAAGATACTTGTAGTTAGTCATCGCCCATTGCTTGACTGTCTCATTGCCAGCAGCCAGCTTGGTGGTGCGCTTGTTGTCCAACAGCATCGTAAAGAAAAGACTCTGTAACTCGTCTTGCTTCATACGCTGAATGAACTGCATAAAGCTAGACAAATCATCCTGCGTTTGAATCTCATCGACTGCATTGATCATCGTCATGCACAAAGCCGCAATGTCCTCTGGAAGAATAATTCCCATTGGGTCTTTGATAATTTCTCTGACCGGTGTTACTTGAGACTCCATGTCGATGAACACAGACAACAGCTTCGCACCCGACAGGCCAATCGTGCCAGCCAACGCAACATCAGCCGCCGCTTTGCCCCACACGTTGCGGTTCTTGACGATACGGTTGCACTTCGACAACGAACGTGGCGAGATGAACGATACCGTCTGCGTAGGCTTAGTCGGGTTGAAGATGAACTCGTTGTTCTCCTGCCCACCATCCATGTAAGAGTTCAACACGCGAGGATTCATAGCAACGAACGCACGAATCGTCGAACTGATACCGTTATCACCAGCCCACTTGATCCAACGCCGAGCATCAGGCTTCTCCATACGCATGAGACAAATACGGTTGCCCTGATGCGCTTGCATCGCGTCACCCACACCATCGCTTGAGTTATTAGATGTAGCAAAGACGATAGACCCAATAGGCAGCGGTCGATCACCTACCATGCGCTCTAACTTCAGGCGAGTAAACAGCGTACCCATCAGCTTGGGAACCTTGAACACCTCGTCAAGCATGATTACTTTAGGCTTGTCCGAATCTAGCTTGAACAGCGCGCCGATGTATTGCTCAAGAGACTTCTCAACGTGATTAGGGATAGTGCCAGAGATGTCCATGTAGTCCTTCGATGGGCAATCCACGTAGATGTAGTCATACTTGTCTGTAGGACAAACGTCTTTAGGGCGACGCCACTTGTCGCCATTGTTCTGAGCAATGAGTTTCAGAATAGATGTCTTACCTACTCCGGGCTCGCTGATAATGACAGGCGTGACATGATCGTCTGATTCTTCAGTTGTCTCTGACATTACAGGAATCATCGCAGCGAGCTGCTCGATGTTGACGGTGTCGGTGAAATGAATCTTAGCCATGATTTGTTTCCTTTCGGGTTGTGAGTTAATTAGATACTACGTGGTGCAAACTTCGACAGGATGTCATCCATCTCGTCTTTTACTTGTGACCGTACTGCATCTGAATCACGCAACGCTTCTGCATCAACGCCGCGCAACGCTAGGTCAAGCCTAGTTACTGCTTCATCCAACGCTGAATCGTTAGTCAGGTTGAAGTCTTTGAAGAGACGACAATACTCTTTCGCCTTGTCCACCGTACCCTCGTATATCTTGCGCTTCTTCTGCTTGGTCTCGCCATCGGTCGTTGTTGTCTCATCGTACCCGCAGCAATGCGCGAGTGACTCCATGACATCAACCAACCTCTCTACCTGATCGTTCAGGATGCCCTGAACTATTGTTTCCGCTTGGCGACTGTAATGTGTATTCAAGTCATTAGCCAAGTCCTGCGCTATCGCGCACCGATAGTCGCCCACCGGAACCTCGCTGGTGTACAGCGTGACCCCGAACTTGTTACGCACCTGATCCACCGTCGGGTAGTCATCGCGGTTAAACATATCGCCCTGCGCGAACGCCATGTTCGACACCGTTGTGTTGTAGTTGTTACAGAAGTTGTCTAAAAGACGCGTGAACTCAATCTCGTGCCAGTCAAACTCCTGCATGAACTTGGGCAACGCTACGTACGGCAGATAGTCCTGCGACTTGTTCCACGGATAGGTCGAACGCTGTATCCAGTTGTAGATCGTCTGACGATAGTTCAGCAACGCCTTGTGGTCGACGTTGTTCGCCAGCAAGTTTTTAACGAACCTGCCTGCATTCGTATCGGCTTTCTTTGCGGTAGTAACCTCATTGCTGATGGCTCGGTCTTGCTTGGTAGCTGACCAGACGTTGACCTCGACTGCGACCAGAAGGCCGCTGGTTGCGAGTGACGTGATGTGCTGTGGTTTATTGAGTTCCATGATGTTTCCTTTCGTTTCGTTGATGAGTGATTCAGGTGACCCTGAACCGTTAACTGCGTTGCGTGCTACTTTCCCTTACCACACTATAATTATACTATAACTTGACATATTAGTCAAGTAGTTTACTCGTGTTTTTTAGATGACCCAGAACCATAACTGCGGATACGTGTAGGCAACCCAACCACCCAAGCACGTAAGCGCAGCTGGCGCAGCCGCCAGAGCAAGCAGAAGCCAGTTACCCACGGCGCTTGCCTCCCCTGACGCTAAAGATTTTGTCGCCATCCTCATCCAGCACCGCATAGCCACTTTCGGTCAGCTCAATAGCCCAATCCCTACGCGCTATGCGGTCGAGCATGTACATAATCTTATGCCTAAAAATCTTTTTACTGACGTGTTGTGCTACTACCACACAGCCAAGTACTATCGTTGCTATCTCGTAGAAGTTATCCATCTCATAGTTCTCCATGCGTTTCTTTAAAAGTGGTTGCTTCGCTTCCAGTATCCCCCTCGGCTACCTGATCCGCAGTCAAGTTGGCTATCTGCACCAGCTTCTCCTCCACCTGCTCGTCGGTCAGCCAGCCGATCACGTCACCCTCTGAACAGACATCTTTCGGGTAGATAAGTACGTAGTTACCCCCCTCCCCCTCGAACCGGATAACGCCTAGCTCCCACAGACCCTCGTCGCCTCCGTAGGTAAACTCACCCCTGACAACAGACGCACCAGCCCCGTTGGGGAAGCGGTAAAGTTTCTGTACAGACGTAGGCTCATGCTTGATCACCACGTCGTAAGGTCTTATATCCATCCCATCCTCCCTTTGGTCTTGACGATCAACGCCAGCCAGAATTCTCTCGCCTGACGGTCATGGTCTATTCCCCGGAGAACGCGCTTGGCATCGCGTATTACTTTCTTATATCGTTTCATTTCAGCCCTCCCTGAAGAGTTACTTTCCTCACGGCTGCATCAGCCGACGCTGCGCGTACGAACGCCGCTGTCCATGCCTTCGGATGCCAGCCGCACGTACCTAGTTGCCCTTGTGGGCGAACACACCACTCGCCATTGCGTAGTTGAATAGCTTCTAGTTTCATTTCACCAGCCCTCCCTTGTTGTTCAACCCCTTCAAGTCAGCCAAGTCTGTGACCAACACGTAATTGCTCTTGTGCATCGGTGCGATGGTGCGCTTGATCCCCCGTGCCGCTTGCTCTCCGCATGGTTTACAAGTCTTTGCCCCGATAGCCCACCTAGCTAGGGCGTACTCCGCCCCGCACAACATGCACTCTGGAACGTAATCTTCCATGTCACCCCTCCCTGAACTGTTAATCAATGTGTATGCTTCGACTGAGTCTGAGTCTGCCGCCGCATAACCCTGCCTCGTAATGCTCCACATCGTCGTAACTCTCGCCCACACGCATAAACTCGTAGCCGTACTTGCTGTCGTGATGCTCCGCGCAGAACGTCTCCTGAAAGTCAGTAAAGAGTTTCTCTAGCCGACGTATGGATGGATAGTCTGGATACCACTTCCATTGCTCCGCAGTAAACACCACCTCGGTATCATGGAACTCAAAGTAATCTATCTCATCGTCGTGTATGTGTTGCTTTAGCCACGTAGTCATGATTGCGCCCGCGCCCTTGTCATCGGGTTTGCTGGTGTACATGATGCACGTCACGTCAGAACGGTAGCCCATCTTCCCCTCCCTTCGCATAGAAGTTGTTCGATATAGCCACGTCGATGTTCAAGTCCAAGTACCGCCGATATGCGCCCAGACGTACCACGTCGCTGTCTTCGATAGTCCTGTACACGTTGAACTTCACCCAGACATGTTCTAGCGCATAGCCCTCGGTCGGCTCGTCACCCTCGCCCCACCACACGCTGTCATCGTCGTAGTCAGGCAGGAACGTCTCCTTGTAGTCATGGATCAACGCGTTTAACTGCTCGTAGTCGTGTGATGTATGAAATGTTCCACCCACGATAATCCCACGCGGCTCCATCACGTCACACCACCCGCCGTATGACGTGTTGAACCCCTGCTTTTCCCACCACCCCTTGAGAACAGCAAACTCGCCTCTGGCTCGTGCCACCTGAGACTGTTTGTCCTCCTCGGTGTAGTACTTCAGGATACGGTTGTCCACCTCAGCAGTCGATGTGTAAAAGGCAACGTGTGCCTTGAGAAGTTTTATGCTCATAGGTCACAGTCTCCACCCAACCCCTGCATGTTCTCCCACAGGTCTAACTCCAGCTGAATCCACAGCGGCATGTCGTCGGCTTCGGTTACTGTGGCTAGAAACTCCTGCTCGGCATCTGCCAACGCTTGACCCATCAGGTCAGGCATATTCTCGCGCCATTCTTGCATCTCGATCATTAGTTGTTTGATACGTCCCATGATGTTGCTCCTTTCGATTAATTAAATAACAGTTCAGATCACGCTGAACGCTTGATCGTCACCGTCGTAGAACCAGTCTGTGTAACTGTAGATACTGCCCTCGTTGCTGAAGTACTGCCCATGCAGCGGCTCTTCTACGTATTCTTCGAACCCTGCTTCCTCCAGAGAAACTATTAGGCCACGCTCCCGCGCAACGTCTTCCCACTCCATCTCATCGACTAAATCAAACATGGTGAACCCTTTCGTAAATAGTGAGTCAGGTGACCCTGAACTGTTAAATAAAAATGCTGGTGTTGGATGCTATCTAGCTACATTGCTCTCCAACAGTATAATTATAGCATAACTTAACATATAAGTCAAGTTGTTTGGGTGACTTTTTTAGGCAGGGGTTTGTTCTGATTTTGGGCTGGTGAGATGAGTTTTGGAACGAAAAAAGGGCTGAAAACCCGCATTATTCCGTGAGGGTGTTCTGAGGAAAATGGTTGCCAGAACAGAAAAAGTACGCGTAAGTGTTTGTATTTCTTATTTTATTTTTTAACATAAACTATATATAGTTGTTCTGTTCTAGAAAAAATATGAGTACGCTTCCTTCGGAGTGAATTTTGCACTTGCCACAGGACTCGACCGATCCGTAAAAAATCGTGCGTTTCCCTCCCCCTACCCCAAAAACACCGGAACATTGGAACAAACGCTGAAAACCCGCATAAATCCTAGCTTTTCTTGTTCTGCCTGACCCTGTTTGTTCCGGCTTTTTTGGAACAAGCTATCGGAACAAGGCAACTCAGCGTCATTTAAGCAAACGGTAAATGATGCAACTCACAATAATTTCCGCCGAACGAGCCTTTTCCATCAACATGGTGTAAAAGTTAATTTAACGAGTCAGGCATAGCTGAACTCTTATTTAACGCGCTTGCCCGCGCACGCGCGAGGACAAAGAACTGGTTTCAAAAACGCAGGCGCAAAAAAGCCGACGCGTCTTGCGACGCGTCGGCTAAAATTACTTCACATCATACTCTTTCCAGAATGCCGCACTAGCTCTTGCTAGTTTCTTGCTATCGGCAGTAGGATCATTTCCCCTTACTTCGGCAGTCTTGCATCGGGTCTTGAATGTCTCAAACTCTTTTTCCAGAAACTCAATCATCGCAAGAGTAGCTGCTCTGGTCTGCGTTTTCGGATTACGTCGAGCATACTCTCGCTTTGCCGCAGCTATCAGATCATCCATGCAATTCTTGCAATACTTGTTGACCAGATCACGTAAAGCAAAGATCACATTGTACTTAGCAAGATCATCGCGTTTCATCGCGCCGATAGCTTGCTGTGTGAAAGAATACGCATATGCGACGCCGATATTGACTACTTCTAGCGGCTTTGCATCCGGCGGCAGCTGGTCTACTGGAATGTAATTCCCGTCGATTACTGCGTATTCAGTAGCTGGATTATTAGCCTCATACCGCTTACGAAAACCAGCTTTAAGCTGGTCAATGTCCTCTTTAGCGGGCTCTGTTAAAAAGTTTTTAATGTTATCTAAAGCATACGCGCCATTCTTTTTGAGAATGTCCGAGCTACCAGCTACTGAATAGCCGAAAGCCTCAAGGTCTTTGAAGGTTGATTCTACTGCTACTGCGATTTGGCTTTTCTTTGCCATGATAATGCCCCTTTGCGTAAGGATTAAACCGGCACTAATTTCATCCGGTAATTATGTTATAGCTGATATCTAGCGAGAAAATCAATGTTTCAGGCATGGGTGAATCGTTAATTAGCGCATGACGCACACGCGCTCTGGCACGCGCGCGAGGACAAATAACTGGTTTCAAACGCAGGGCGAAAAAAAACCCTGCCAACCTTTCGGCTGGCAGGGTTGAGTGTTACTGCTTGTTTAACATCTCATACTTGACCTTGAAAGCGATAATCGCTTCGCGTAAGGCCTTGCTGTCTGCGGTAGGATCGTTCCCTCTCGCCTCTGCTGTCTTGCAGCGCTGATTCCAAGCATCAAACTGCTTATCAAGGAACTCACCAAAAGCCAGCGTAGCAGCGCGTGTGGTTGATTCAGGATTGCGCTGCTTTTCTACCTTCCTTGCTGCTGCTTTCAAGTCTGACAAGCAGTTGAAGCAATACTTGTTTACCTTGTCACGCAGGTCTTGCAATATTTGATACTTGGGCAAATCCTCAGCCTTCAGCGCACCATATGCTTGCTGAGTGAACGAAAAGGCGTAAGCCACACCAATGTTGACGTTCTCCAGTACCTTAGCGTCAGCCGGTAGTTGATCGCGTGGTATGTAATTACCGTCAACGACAGCGTAAGCAACATCGGGGTGAGTTTCACTGTAACGCTGACGAAAACCTTCTTTCAGTTCGCTGATTGCTTCCTTAGCCGGTTCGGTAAGAAAGTTTGCAATGTTATCCAAAGCCCAAGCCCCATCGAGGCGTGATGCGTCAGACTTTTTAGCCACGCTATAACCAAAGTCGCGGTAGGACTTGTACGACACTTCCTGTACTGCTAATGCAATGGCAGTTTTCTTAGCCATGATATTGCTCCTTTATGTAGTTGATAAAAGGCCAGTATTTATCTGGCATAATTATCTTTTAGCTGACACTACAGATAAAATCAACGTTTCAGGATAGGCTGAACCGTTGGCGTGCGCGCTTGCGCCCGCGCCCTGACCCACGCGCGACGACACATAACTGGTTTCAAACGAACAAAAAGAAGGGGGCCGAAGCCCCCTCGATCAGTCGTTGTACATGTTGTCGTACTCATGCACCTTCCGGCCTTCCTTCCACAGTTCCACATACAGATAGTGGCGCGTGAGCAGATGGAACAGCGAGACAGCGTCAAGATACTTATCGCAGTAGAAGCTGCGGATGATGCCGTCGGTTTCTTGAATAGCAACTTTGTAGTCCATGGTATTTCCTTTCGAAGTGAGGGGGCCGAAGCCCCCGGTGGTTTAGCGTTGCAGCATGAAGCGGGCGAGTACTAGCATTGCACCTACACCATTGTTGCCATCCATATCATTAGCAATTAGGTAAGCATCACTATCTATGATGTAGCGTGGCGCCGACCAATACTCTGGGCCGTCGTCACCGTGCCGTGCTATTACTGAGTCGTTGCAGGTGTACCAATCAAGCAAACCCCTATCACTGTGCATCGAGCCGATGTATTCACAAGCCTCACAATCGTGAGTCCATTTAGAATGCATAGCCTTTCCTCTCAGAATGCGTGTAGAGCGCATTGTCTTTCCTTTCGAAGTGAGGGGGCCGAAGCCCCCATTAGTTAGAAGCGTGCGCCGAGTAAGCGTCCGCGTTTGCCGATCAGTACAGTTGCACCAACCGGGTAGCACTTAGCCCAACCAAGTGCGTCGTCGTAGTCACGAGCAAACCGTACTGACTCGATGCTTTCCCACCGCGCGACTACTACGTAGCAGGTTAAGCGATACCACAATGTCCGTATTGGATGGGCATTGAGATTAGCTTTGGTGAATTTGAATAACAGCTTCTTTGCCATGATGTACCTTTCGGATCAGGTTATACGATACGGGTTCGCATCGCATGATTATCTTATAGCCGACATATCCCCCATATGTAAAGTTTCCGCCCGCGACCCCACCGTACCGCCACCCCCCAGAATGCGTGCAGGTACCATCGCGCGCCCATACTCTCGGATACGCACAAACGACACCACCAAATCCAAATTACTGATCCAAACCCCCCTTTCAATCATCCCCATGACACAGCCCACCCGTCATGTCACAGCCTTCTATCTAACATTTCTTTCGCCTAAACAAAAAATATTTCACAAAAATTTTCCAAAACTTAGTTGCTAATTTAACAAGCATTTACAACTGAGCAATACCTGCTATATTCCACGTTATTCTGTTAGGCCACAGAAAGCCGATATGAATACACTTCTACCCGACATCGAGGATGACATTCCTCTCCCAGCCTCAGCTACTGAGGCAATGCCTGACCTCACCCCGCAAGAAGAGATTGAGATGCGGGCGCGTACTATTAAGTTAGTCGCTGATCTAAACAACAAATCTATCGAGCCATCGTCTGAGCATATTAATCAGGCAAGAGAGCTTGCACATCAGATGGTGCATAACCCCGCGCACCGCCCAGACTTTGCTAAGTACCCAAACGAGGTCATGGCTTATCTGGCGGGCATGGTGGCGCAGAGCAACTGCATGATCGTTGAAGAGCTGTCTGATCTGAAACTATATGTAGTTAACAAGCTAGTCGCTGAAATTGAGAACGCCAAAGACCCCAAAGCGAGGATTGCGGCGCTATCGAAGCTTGGCGAAGTCGATGGTGTTGATGCGTTTAAGCGTCGTTCTGAAGTAACTCACAAGATAATGAGTATTGAAGAGGTCGAAAAAGAGCTGCTTGAGACGCTAAATACGTTGGAAGATCAGGTTATCGACGTGGAAGTACGCGAAACGGGGGCGGGACTTGGCACTTGATGCACTAAGACTATCTACCGCAGACATAAATAAGCTGCGTGCTAGGCTTCCCACCATGCCGGAGAAGCAAAAACGGCGTACTGCCGAGCTATTAAAGAAGTACAGAGAAGAAGTAACCCGCGAAATAGGCAAAGAATCGTTCTTAGACTTCGTAAAACACGTCTATCCGGGCTATAAAGTGGGCCCACACCACTATAGACTGGCAAAAATCTTCGAAGAAATTGCTTCTGGGGCGAAAAAACGGGTGATTGTGAACATCGCCCCCCGCCACGGCAAGTCAGAACTCATCTCATACCTCGCTCCAGCGTGGTTTTTGGGCAAATACCCGCAAAAGAAGGTCATTATGGCCTCACATACCGCTGATTTGGCGGTGCAGTTCGGTCGAAGAGTGCGAAACTTGGTTGGATCGGAGGCATACCGTGACATTTTTCCGCAGATTGAGCTACAGGCGGACTCAAAGAGTGCGTCTAGGTGGGGAACCAATTTCAACGGGGAGTATTTTGCTATCGGTGTTGGCGGTGCTCTTGCTGGTCGTGGTGCTGACCTATTTATTATTGACGACCCCCATTCTGAGCAAGAGGCAAAACTGGGACGACCCGAAGTGTTTCTACCAGCGTGGGAATGGTTTCAGTCAGGACCAATCCAGCGACTTATGCCGGGTGGGGCGATTATTGTAGTGATGACCAGATGGAGCAAACTTGATCTCACTGGGCAAATTATTACGCAGATGGAGCGTAGCGAGGATGTGGATCGCTGGGAAGTGGTGGAGTTCCCGGCAATCGATGAGAACGACCAACCTCTCTGGCCCGAATTCTGGCCGCTTGAGGAGCTGCTGGCGAAAAAGGCATCACTGGATATTCGATACTGGAATGCTCAGTACATGCAGCAGCCAACGTCGGAAGAAGGAGCGTTAATAAAACGTGAGTGGTGGCAGATGTGGGACAAAGACGACCCGCCACACTGTGAATTTACGATCATGAGCTTGGATGCGGCACAAGAAGCCAACAACCGCTCTGACTACAACGCCTTAACAACGTGGGGCGTGTTTTACAACGAGGAAGTAAACAACTACAACATCATCTTGCTTAACTCTATTAAGAGACGTATGGAGTACCCGGAGTTAAAACAGTTGGTGTTGGATGAGTACCGTGAATGGGAACCCGACTCATTCATCGTGGAGAAGAAGTCTTCTGGTTCCGTGTTGTATCAGGAGATGAGGCGTATGGGTGTGCCGATACAAGAGTTCACACCGGGCAAGGGGCAAGACAAGATTTCTCGCGTTAACGCTGTTTCTTCACTGTTTCACAGTGGTGTGGTGTGGGCGCCGCACCGACGCTGGGCGATGGAGGTTATTGAAGAGTGTAATGACTTTCCGTCTGGCATAAATGACGACTTGGTGGACTCGACTACGCTGGCTCTGCTCCGCTTCCGGCAAGGTGGGTTTATACGACTGCATAACGACGAACCTGAAGAAATTCAGCTGTTTAAGTCGAAGAGGCATAGAGGATATTACTGATGAGCATCGAAAAAGGATTGTATGCAGCCCCGCAGGGGTTAGGGCAGGCCGTGATGGAGCCTGATTTAGAGATTGAGATTGAAGACCCAGAAGCAGTCAGACTGCGAACTGAAGGCCTAGAGATTGACATTGAGCCGAAAGAAATGGACGACGAGGACTTTGAAGCTAACTTAGCTGAAGAGTTACCTGAGTCAATTCTGTCGCAGCTTGCGGGCGATTTGATTGAAGATTATGAAGAGGACGTAGCCAGCCGTAAGGATTGGATACAGACGTACGTTGATGGCCTTGACCTTTTGGGGATGAAGCTTGAAGAACGGACAGAACCTTGGGCGGGTGCTTGTGGAGTTACACACCCTCTTCTCGCAGAAGCACTCGTCAAATTCCAGTCGGAAACGATCATGGAAACTTTCCCGGCTGCTGGGCCGGTTAAGACGAAAATTATCGGTAAAGAGACTCCTGAAAAGAAAGAGGCGTCTGAACGCGTCAGAGACGATATGAATTATCGTCTGACAGAAGAAATGCCTGAATATCGCCCTGAACATGAGCGTATGTTGTGGGGTTTGGGCCTGTCAGGTAACGCGTTTAAAAAGGTTTATTTTGACCCGTCCTTGGGTCGACAGACTTCAATCTATGTGCCCGCTGAAGACGTAGTTGTACCGTACGGCACATCAAGTCTTAGAACAGCAGAACGTGTCACACATGTGATGCGTAAGACTGAGAATGAGATTAGAAAGCTGCAAGTCGATGGGTTCTATCGTGATATTGATTTAGGCGAACCGATAGACACTATTGAAGAAGTAGAGAAGAAAATCGCAGAGAAGATGGGCTTCCGCGCTACTACGGACAGCCGATACAAGCTTCTTGAGATGCAGGTAGATTTAGACTTGCCGGGGTATGAGGATGAGGACGAAGATGGTGAAGAGACAGGCATTAAACTGCCTTACATCATTACTATCGATAAACATAGTCAGAAAATTCTGGCTATTCGCCGTAATTGGAAGCCTACAGACAAGCTAAAGCATAAGCGTACGCACTTCGTTCACTACGGTTACATCCCCGGCTTTGGCTTCTATTGCTTCGGGTTTATTCACTTAATCGGCGCGTACGCGAAGAGCGGTACTTCGATCCTAAGACAGCTCGTAGACGCAGGCACTTTGTCTAACCTGCCGGGCGGTTTGAAAGCCCGTGGGATGCGTATTAAAGGCGACGACACGCCGATTTCCCCCGGTGAGTTCCGTGATGTAGACGTACCAAGCGGGGCTATTAAAGACAATATCTTACCGTTGCCATACAAAGAGCCTAGCGCAGTACTGGCTGGTTTGATGGATAAGATCATTGAAGAAGGCCGACGGTTCGCTAACGCAGCTGAATTGCAAGTGTCTGACATGTCGGCACAAGCCCCGGTAGGCACCACGCTGGCTATACTTGAGAGAACTCTAAAGATCATGTCTGCTGTGCAGGCACGCATCCACTACTCGATGCACGAGGAGTTTAGGTTACTCAAGGACATCATCAAAGACTTTACCCCACCAGACTACGACTACGACCCAGTAGACGGTGATCGGAGAGCTAAGCAGAGCGACTACGATCAAGTGGATGTGATCCCGGTCAGTGATCCGAACGCTGCGACGATGAGTCAGAAAGTCGTGCAGTATCAGGCGGTACTACAGCTGGCACAAACAGCACCACAGCTCTATGACATGCCACTACTACACAGACAGATGTTGGATGTGTTGGGCATTAAGAACTACACCAAGCTTGTACCGATGGAAGACGACACGCGCCCGCGTGATCCGATTACTGAGAATCAGAATATCTTGAGAGGCAAGCCTGTTAAAGCGTTTATCTATCAGGACCATCAGGCACATATCGCGGTACACATGGCGGCGATACAAGACCCGAAGATTCAAGAAGTAATAGGACAGAACCCACAAGCGCCGATGCTACAAGCAGCAATGATGGCGCATATAACCGAGCATGTGGGGTATGAGTACCGCAAACAGCTTGAGGCAGCTATGGGCTTTCAGCTTCCGAACTACGAGGCAGATGAAGACATCGAGATTCCGAAAGAGATGGAGCTGCAAATCTCTAAGGCCGCAGCACAAGCTTCACAACAGCTATTGCAGCAGCATCAGCAAGAGGCTCAACAGAAACAAGCTGAACAGCAGATGCAAGACCCAATCATTCAGATGCAAATGCAAGAGTTGCAGATTAAACAGGCTGAAGTCCAGCGGAAGATCGCCAAGGATCAGTCTGATGCAGCTGCACGCATGGCGCAACTGGAGATTGAGAAGCAACGTATTGACGCCCAGAAAGAAATCGCTGGGGCAAATATGGCAGTTAAGTATGAGCTAGACAGAGACAAGCTAAACAAACAACAGGAAGCCGAAGGCTTCAGAGTTGCAGTTGATCTGCACAAACATCGTGAGCAACAGGCGAATAAACCTCCTCCACAGAAAGAGAAAGGTAAGAAATGAATGTCATAGAAGCCATCCTTAAAGAACTACGTGAGCGTCGGGCACAACTATCTGACGGGCTTGGTAACAGTTCTGCCAAGAGCTTTGAGGAGTACCGGTTTATCTGCGGTGAAATTCGAGGTCTCACCGCAGTTGAAGCTTACATAATCGACCTCGCAAAACACTTGGAGTATTCAGATGACTGAACTAGCCATCGCTACAGAAAGCGGTGAAGTGTCAACACTGCCACA